TTGAGCGAAGTTAAAGGTATCATGGAGTCCTACGACGAGTATAAGATTCGTGTTATTACATGGGATACCTCAGTGTATAACCCTGAAGAATTTACCAGTGACAACATGTCAGATATTACCAGCTATACTCCCGGTGGCGGCGGTGGCACTGATCCACATTGTGTTTGGGAATGGCTCAAAGACAACGACATCGAGCCTAAGAAGTTGATTATGTTTACTGACTTTTGCTTCTTCGGCTGGGATCCTGCCAGTGTTCAAGACTACTGTGACACTGTTTGGGTTATCAAAGGCAACAGAGATGCAGAGCCTGAGTTTGGTGTTTGGGCTCATTACGAAGAGGCAAAAAAACATGCTCATGCATAAAAATATTACCACCATTGACAAAGATATTGTCAATGATATTTTGGATACCATGGCAAATGATGTATCAAAAGAAATTGATTTTGATTGTCTAGTAGAATGTCTGTCTAGTTGCGGATGGGCTATGGTAGATCTTCCGCCATTTGATAGTCGATATAAAGTTAACGATATTGTAGATTGGGCATATCATCACTGCGGCGGCGAATTTGAAAATTTTGGTGTACGTTTTATTTTTGAAGATAAAAAGGATGCTACGCTATTTGCGTTAAAATGGTTATAACATCTTACTAAGACTTAAATATTGTTAGTGTATCGAAGGTATATATGAGTCACGAACAAGACAAGCTTAAGAACAGTAAACGTAGGTTTGAAGATGACAATGCTGTAAAAAAACAGACTAGGATTGCTAAAGAGCATGGTGCTCCAGTTACAGAGCCACACCGATTGCATAAAAAACATGCTATGGATTGTGGTAACTCAGAATGTTATCTTTGCGGCAATCCTCGAAAAATACATAAAGATAAATTAACAATACAAGAAAAAAGATTTTATCAGGACACAGACAAAGTCACCGATAGGCATAGTAACGGAATTTCCCCAAATGAAACGAATGAAAATTGATCTTCGAGATGCGATGGACGAAGATGAGTTTTACAGTAAAAATCATCGAGAAACAGACGACGACTTTTATAAGAAGTCAAATAAAAATCTGAACAACAAGAAATCGAATAAAAATCGTCATTCTCAATATCGAGACGAAGACGACAAAGAGTTTCTATAAAATATATTAGTGAATAAACTATGAGCAAAAGAGTTGGACCTATTACCCTAGACAGTGACGCCGCGGATCGTATCACTTTGTTAAACTTAAAAGAGTATCGCGGCTTTCTTAGAAAAGAACTTAGAGATTGGAGGAAAAATCCTTTGACAGATGATAATCCCATGGGACATTGGTTGCACCCCGAAGATGTCGCACTCAACATCCGTGTAATTGACGCACTAACTACAGTTATTAAGCAATTCGAATGAAGAAGATTTTCTACGAAAAAGTCGGCCGCAGGTATGTTCCTGTCAATGAATACGACAACGAACTCTTAGACAGTTTCCCTAAAGGTAATCATATTGTTATGTGCTACCCAGGTGGTCAGAGTCGTCGTTTTAATGTCGATCCCAACTATGCGGCCATGATTGCCGCTGGTCGTGTGGCCGAAGATGCAATGTGTACAGCAATTCGGCAGGCCAGTGAATTGCGGCCACAACGCCAACCATTAACTCCAGGTCAATTAAAGGCTTGGAAAAAACTTGCAAAAGAGTTCGGTGACGACTTAGCCACCTTGAGTATAGCCTGCTCTCGAGATATTGCAGAAGCAGGTCTTACTGCATTGCAAGAAGAAGCCGATAAACTGATGAAAAACGCAAGTGTGCGAGAAGCATATAATCAGTTCATTATGATCTGCGAACTTTGTAAAGAGCACGATGCTGAAGTACGGTGAAATTAATCCGTTGAATGTGTTCGGACTCCGACGGATGGACCATTGTCCTCCACATTTCGAAAAAGTACATTTCGATTTACGCACCAGTGAAAAACATATCACTGATTGGATATATGAGCATCTGATTGGAAGATTTTGGTTTGGTGATTTTTACGACGATAAAAATACTTTGTGTAAATGTGCTGCTTTTGAAACAAAAAGCGAAGCCAGTTATTTTATGCTGATGATAGACTCCTTTAATGTTTATCAATCATAAGCATATTCCTACTTAGATCTAAAAATTTTCTCCGATGATATAACAGGTTAAATAACTTTATATCATCGGAGTAGTAATGAGCACTGAATCTAAACAAGTTCAAGTTCCTTCTAAGGAACTTCTTACAATCTTATCTAGTATGCAATTGGCCAGCAGCCGTGGTGCATTTAGGCCTGAAGAATTTACAGAAATTGGATCCGCATATCAAGCATTATATGCGTTTTTAGCTGATCTGAATGTTATTGCACCAGCGCCAGCCGCTACAGAAACCCCCAATCAATAAGGATTTATTATGATTAAACATGTAGGTAAACACAGCAACAAAAGATGTGTTATTTTATTTAAAACCGTACCAGGAGAAGAGCATATGTGTTTAGTCATATATCCTGATACATTACCCCGCCATATTCATGACGATGTAATGACTGCGCTGGAAAGCGATTCTGGACAACAAGCTAAAGAGTTCAGTGATTATCTATTCAGATACACACTACAGGATGGCAATAACGCATTAGAAACTTTACACAAAGAAGGCATGATTAAAAAAGTGCCGACTAATCAAGTTATCGTTACACCAAATGCTAAAAGCACTGTAAGATTAGACGAACTTAATTCAATTTTATCAAAGTTGTCACAAGGTGAAGAAGCTGTCAAAGCATTAGCCGACTTAGACAAAAACTCGGGTATGATAAACAAACGCCGAGTGCGCGAAGGTTTAGAACCTGGCGAAGTGAGGGCCCCGCGCGAATCTCGCAGTACCCCTGCTCAGATTACAAATAACATAAGTATTAATGATGTGCTGTCAGACGAAGACCTTGCCACACAACGTCTAGCTCAAGCACAGAAGCTGCAATCGGACGCCAAAGCATTGTTAGCAGAAGCAGCTCGTTTGCAAGAAGAAGCATTAAAACTTAACGGTCCCGCAGCAAAAAATGGCACAACAAAATCCAAAAAAACAGTCAAAGCCAAAGAAGCTTAATTTAAATACAAAAACTGCTTGGAGAAATATACTAAAAGAAGTCGAGAAAAAAGAAGTACCTATACATGTTTTAGAAAAACTTATGGTATATCTTAAAGATGGCACTATGGTCACCGTGGATATTAAAAGACTGCTGGCTGAAGGTGCAGATCCTGACGAAATAGAACAACATGTTTCCAACAGACTCGATGAATTAGATTTATATATAGACAACGTAGATTTTTTTGTAGACATCGATCTAGTAGAAAAAACAGTACAACCAGAAACAGACAGGCTATTATCTAAACTATGATCAAGGCAATTTTTGCTGTAGATCACTGGGGAGGAATGGGGTTTAATGGATCATTGCCGTGGCCCCACCATCTCGAAGATTTACAATATTTCAAAGAACAAACCATGGGAGACATTGTCGTCATGGGAAGAAAAACTTGGGACGACCCTAAGATGCCTAAGCCGTTGCCTGGCAGGATAAATTATGTAGCAACAAACAAACCTATTTTTGGTTACGGTATTACTACTATTCGCGGGGACCTTCAGGAAAACATTCGTAAAATTCAAAACGCATATCCAACAAAAACAGTTTGGATTATCGGCGGGCCTGATATTTTAATGGAAACACGAGATCTAGTAGATCAAGTTCATATTACCCATTTCAAAGGTCAATTTAAAACTGATCGACAAATTGATTTACGAAAATATTTGAGTTTATTCAGAGCTACCAGTGCTGCCACTAGTTTAGATAAAAAATGCAGTTGGATGACTTATAAAAACATTGACATATTTCGTCAATAAAATTATACTTAATGCATGGAACAACAATACTTAGATGCATTAAAATATGTGCTAGAAAATGGCACTAACAAATCCGATCGCACCGGTACCGGCACTATTAGCGTATTTGGTATGCAACAACGCTACAACTTACAACACGGATTCCCTGCCGTAACAACTAAGAAGCTCGCATGGAAATCTGTGGTATCAGAATTGCTGTGGTTCATTGAAGGGTCGGGGGACGAAAATCGTTTGCGAGAGATTCTACATGGTAGCAAACACACAGAAAAAACAACCATCTGGTCTGCCAATGCCACAGCACCTTATTGGACTAATAGATATAAAAAGTTTCCCCTGCGAGGGCCGCAATTTGAAGGCGACTTAGGTCGTGTATATGGCGTACAGTGGCGACATTGGCGCACCAGTGAAAAAAAATTAAATGATAATAACAACGATATTGTTAACGTTGAAGTAGATCAACTTTCAGAATTAATTAAGGGAATAAAAGCAGACCCTCACGGACGAAGACATATATTATCTGCATGGAATCCAGGTGAATTACAAGACATGGCCTTGCCACCGTGCCACTGCTTTGCTCAATTTTATGTAGCAGATGGTAAACTAAGTTGCCAGATGTATCAAAGAAGTTGTGACATGTTTTTAGGTGTTCCCTTCAACATCGCGAGCTACAGTTTGTTAACACATCTAGTGGCTCAAGTGTGCAATTTGGATGTTGGAGAGTTTGTTCACGTGCTGGGAGATGCACACATATATCTAAATCATGTAGAGCAGGTAAAAGAACAATTATCACGTGAACCATTGCCTGCCCCACAATTGTGGTTAAATCCAGACATCAATGATATCGATAAATTTACCATGGCCGATATTCAATTAGACAACTATCAAAGTCATGGTGCTATCAAAGCAGATATGGCTGTATGAAAGTAAAAGTACACGAGTTTACTATGAGTGACGTAGATGATTTTGCAATCTACGTTGCTGAACCTTTGTACAATTGGGAAAAGAGTGAACAAGGACAGTGGGTCATGGCCAATGCCGCGGATAAACCTTCATGGCATTCAGGTTGGGACCATGTCACTTTTCAAAACAAAGTAACTATAATTGCAGATTTGGAAGAAAAAGATCTAACATATTTTACATTGAAATGGGGTATTAAATGAGATTCATAGTAACCGGCGGTGCAGGATTTATCGGACATAATGTAGTAAGACAATTAGAACAGTTGGGCCACGAATGTTTTATCATTGACAGTGCCACCGATTATGGGTTTGTGCCTAAAGACGAACTGGCTTATTTGTTTAAGGCTCGACGAAATAGAATTCGTAGTTCTATTCATCATTTAGACATCAGAGATCATTCTAGCTTAGAAACATTTTTTAAAACTTTTGGACATACCTGCGATGCTGTTATTCATTTGGCAAGTTTTCCTAGACAAAAAGTAGTCAATCAAAATCCAATTTGGGGCAGTGAAGTAATGAGTACTTCTTTAGTAAAACTACTAGAACTAACAAAAATTAGCCGAATCCCAAAATTTGTTTATATCAGCAGCAGTATGGTGTATGGAGACTTCACTGATCAGGTAACAGAGGACTTTAACTGTAAACCCCAAGGGCAGTATGGTATTATGAAATTAATGGGCGAATGGTTGGTTAAAGATTATTCGAGAAGAAAATGTTTTGATCATGTCATTATTCGACCTAGTGCCGTATACGGCGAATATGATGTCGAAGATCGTGTGGTGTCTAAGTTTATGTTATCCGCGATGAGAGGACAAACCCTTAAAGTCAATGGAGCTGGAGAAACATTAGATTTCACTTACGTCGAAGATGCTGCAAGGGGTATAGTACAGGCTGTATTGAGTAGTAATGCTATTAATAAGACATACAATATCACAAAAAGTCATAGTCATAGTCTACTAGATGCTGCAAATTTAGCAGTAAAAATTGCGGGCCGCGGGTCGATCGAATGTAAAGACAAAGATGCTGACTTTCCCTCTAGAGGTGCATTAAACATAGATGCAGCTCGCAATGATTTTGGATTTGATCCCAAGATAGATGTCGAAGAAGGATTTCGTCGATATCATAATTGGTTTTCTGAAAGTAAATTTTGGAAGTCAAAACTATAATTCCGTTTTTCGGAGTAAAAAGGCAATATGCCAATCTCCGAGATGAAATACTAAATGCTGTAGACGTTGTATACAGCACAGGTCAAGTATTGGACGGACATTACACTAAGGAGTTTGAAAATCAAATTGCAAAAAAATGCCATCGCCGATATGCTGTAGCGGTTAACAGTTGTAGCCAAGGTTTAATATTTGCTCAACAAGTTTTGTTCTCAGAGAATACAAAAATTCTCATTCCCACTATTAGCTTTGTATCTACAATCAATAGTGTATTACTAAATGGCAATGAACCAGTGTTGTGTGACACGGATGATCAAGCGTTAATAAATTTAGAAAGCTTAGACTACGCTATTAAAGGGGCCGGTGTTCAAGGTATTATGTATGTTAACTTGTTTGGCAACACAGTTGACTGGGATAGGTTTAAGATGACCACAGAATTCTTTAATCAAGACTTGAAAATTATTGAAGATGCAGCACAGAGTTTTGGCGCTAGCTATAAAGGAACACCCAGCGGAGCATTAGGTGATATCAGTGTATTAAGTTTCGACCCTACAAAAAATTTACCCAATTACGGTAGTGGCGGTATGATACTAACAGATGATTTAGAAATAGCTACTTTTCTGAGAGACTTACGGGACAATGGTAAATCCAAAGGCCACGAAAACCCGGGCACTAACAGTAAAATGAGCGAAGCAGATTGTGCCCAAATGTTAGTTAAACTTGAATATTTTAATTCTTGGCAATCTCGTCGAACACAAATTGCAGAATATTATAACGCCGAACTAAACGATTACGTTGACACACCTAAGACCACAGAAGGCACTATTCATGCTTGGCACAAGTATGTAATTAAGCTAAATGATCGAAATGGATTAAAACATCATTTAGCAATTAAAGGAGTAGAAACTAAAGTACACTACGAAGCTCCACTATACGAGCATCCAGTGGGATATCCTTATATTAACTATGCGTCAGAATTATATAGGGAAGCCAGTGCATTTTGCCAAGAGTGTTTGAGTTTACCTATATATCCAGAACTAACAGATTCTGAAGTTGAACACATAACTGAATCAGTTAAAGAGTTCTTTAACTAGAATTTGAATTCTTCCATTTAGCCGCTAATGCAGAGACTAAGTCTCCCACAGTGGTAAATCCATTTTGTTGCATAAACTTGATAATTTTAACTGCATTGGCTCTGTCGGCACCGCTGTTAGGTTTACGTGCATTGCTTAAATCAGTATTTAGACCGCGAGTAGCTTCTTCTTTATCATAGGTATACTGTAAACCGTAACGTAAATTATCTGCTTTTTTACTTAATTGTGATTTGTTTTTTGCTTGTATTAACTCAATCCAGGGCATTAAGTAACCTTTGTGCATACTAACATATCCGCCGGTACGTTCTTGTCCCGTGAGTATCGAGATATCACCTTGTTTGCGTGTATCAAAATTACGCCATGCTGCAATGTCTGTGTAAAAATATGTAGATATATCACGACGTTTAGCTGTAATTAATGCTTGTCTTGTCCATGCTTTAACTTCTGGATCTGCGTCCGACGCACAATACATGTGAACAGCAGTTACTCCATCGATGGATATTGTAGGGTCTTTACTGAATATCCGATCTTCTGCTTCATGGGACCTATGATGTGACTTTGATGGATCTCTATTTTCCCAATAATCAATAGGGCGAGAAATATAATGCTTATTGAACCAGTTGCCATCTAATACAAATAAGGTTGCCTGTTGTCCTATAATATCATGATAACCGCCGCGGCGTGATCTTGTGGTACTTAAAAAGTAAGGATAACCTTTGGGCGCATATTGTTGTTCAACGCTGCCTAATGCACTACTAAGTTGAAATGTGCCAGAACTTAAAATGGATAAAGCTGTTTTATTATTAGTATAGTGAAATGCTATACGGCTTAAGCTTTCTGTAATAATCTCATTAATCTGCATTCAGTATTTAGTGTCATAATACTGTCTGAGCCATGCCCACTCGTAGGATAACATTAGCTTATCATACTCGCCGTTTACTGTGTCGTAGTACTCTATAGCATCTTGAGCTCCAAGAATACTCCATTCACCGTAATGCCCGTTGCCCACAGTTAACCATTTTTTAAGTCTGAACTCAGTTTCAATACTGGGTTGCGTAATACTAAAATGTTTTAACTTAATAACTTCGCGAAATGCTGTACGCCATGTGGTCCAAGCATCTTGGTCATAATGGGCAATGCCACTTAAAATGGGTACTACTTCGTGAGCTTTACTTAAAGTAAAATCTAATCCACTGTTCACAGTTTCCAGTACCAAACGTTTATTGTAAGCAATCATTGCTTGATGTCCGTAGACCAATCCATTTACTGGATTTCGAGCATGAAAAATGTAGTGTTTTGGTTCTTGAAAGTAATCGGGTTGCCAAGACCAATCAAAATTTAGATCAATTTCTAATTTAGCAAACACTGCAAAAAACCACGGCGTATCACTACGTTCAGCTGCGGCTTTGTATGCGGCCATACGGCCGTTTACATTTTGGACACGTTTGATTGTATTACTGAACTTTAGTACAGGAAATCCAGAGTCTTCCTGGTCCAAAACTTTACACAAATGATCATACCAACGTTCTGCTTCTGGCTCGCCATTACTAATATAGATGATGTCTAAACAGTCTTCTGTGCGTATAGATTCGCCCCTTTTTTCGACGTTTACGTAAGGATAATCGTAGATTTGCGTGCGTAAATGTGTCTTAATGTCTCGGGGTACTACACAAATACTGTTGCTGTCTGTAAAACTTTCCACAGTCCTGTCTTTTTCAGTCCATAAGCAAATTTCACTGTTAAGTAAAATACTGGGCCGATTTGAAAATGCAGCGTAGGGGAATTTGAAGTCGTAATTACGAATCTCATCTACTAGATTATCATGATCATAGTACACTTTTGGACAGGCATATCTATAGACCTTTTGATCTTCGCAGTAGTTTATAACATTAAACCAATCTAATAATTCCAAATCAACCATTTGCTTTTTGAATGATTCCACATGAATATAAAAAGTGTCTCCGCGTTTTTGATTACCACTGGGGAAGCAATGAATCATTTCTTCTTGCCATTGAGCAGGGTGCCAAGTAAAGTCGAAATCTTTATAGTCACAGACACTGCTAATAACCCATACATATTCGGTGGTAGCTAAATTTACTATACGTTTTAGTACGTTTAAATGGTCTGATACGTATCTAGTAGATTTAATCGAAGGATGTGTTTCTTTAAGAGCAGCAAATTGTGGTTGACTTTCGGGATTCATGAAATCCATATAGAAAATATCAGTGCTACCGGTGCGAGGAACACAGTAATCATTTATAGGACAATGCCAGTGCCACTGATGCTCTTTTGTATTTTTTGGTATTAAATATGTGCCGCCGTTTTGTTGCCATTGGCTAGGCCAAACGTGTGTATGTTCCGCTTCATAACTGATAGGTCTCCAATAAAAGTCAAAGTTGCTATAGTTATTATGCCCGTCTATGTACCAAAAATATTCAGTTCGGCATAGCGCATCAGCTTCTTCAAGAGATGTCGCAGGTCGTTCAAAGGCAAACAAGTTAGGCTTAGGGCCTTTGTAAAATACATCAAACATCGAGTTGTTCTACTATAACTTTACATTTGTTTAAAAATTCAACACCAGATGTATCACGATAAGCTTGCCCAAAATAAACTTTTTTTATTCCGCTTTGATAAATCAGTTTAGAGCATTCTATGCATGGTGCATGAGTAATAAACATTGTTGCTCCGTCTCCGCTTTCGCTACTTCGTGCTAATTTACTGATGGCATTCGATTCGGCGTGGAGCACTTCTGGTTTTGTTTTTAATTCGTAGTCGCCTGTTTTATCCCAAACTTTATCTTCACAGTTGTTATCCCAACCTGCAGGCATGCCGTTATAGCCAATGCTGATAATTCTATCATCTTTAACTACAATAGCACCAACATGCAGTCGTCGAGCATGACTGAGTTCAGCAAATATTTTTGCAGTCTGCATGTATGCTTGGATTAATTTTTTCTTCATTTTCTTAACCAAGAAATATTATCCCAAATATCGCCATTGGGATTAAATCTATTAGAAACTCTATTATATAAATCGATATCAGGTAACAAATATTCCATTATTTTTTCATTGGGAGAAGAATTAAATTTTTCTTTTATATCTGCTTCGAGTCTCTTTTTTAAACTAGAGGAAATATTTGACTCCTGATCAGTTGCCCAATAACTATCTATATAAATTTTATATTTTTCTAAGAGTTTTGCAATTGCCCATTTAACCCCGTCATGATTTTTTACAGGTTCCAGTGGAATCCAATCAATTTGATTACAAAATTCTTCGTAATAGTTATAAACATATCCGTATGAATGTATATCTAAGATAGGGGTACTCAAAACAAAATTTTGCAATTCAACATTTTTATAATATTCAGTTATTAGATTTTTTTGAAATAACCATTCTGCTATTGCTTTATACCGTCTAGTCAAAGGATCCGACATCAAAGTAAAAACACGACTGTTGTCCCAATTAATTTCTGAAAACGGTATTTGTCTCCATCGACAGTTTTGATTAAAAGTGGCCGTCAAAAAACTGGATCCACATTTTAAAGTTGCAATACATGTCAATACCTCGCAGGTATACACTGCTGCTGTAGCCCCAGGCCTTCTTTCAAATTTATTGAATTCTTCAACTTCTAGAATATAAGGAGTTATGTCCATGATTTACAAATTATAATTAATTGACATCAAATTGTCAATTATTAATTAATTGATAATAAAATATTTCAGTCTTTGTCTGTTACTATAACTGCAACTCGATCAACCCAGATCATTCTACCACGGCATGCTATATTCCATTTGGTTTCGCCGTGTTCGTGTGTACATTCTGTAAAAGTTTCCCCAACAATTCGAACATCTTTAGCTAAGTGTTCTACTCCGTTTTCAAATACACGCCAGACCAATTCACTGCCATTATGTTTAGTATTAAATCTGACGTGATATTTGTTCATTTAAGTCCTAGTTCTTTTCTGATTTTAGTAGCAGAAATATCAGTGATAGATTCATCAAATGTTTCTTCACCAGCAGAATATCCCACACCACGACCCCATCCAATATGCACTATGTTAGGAACTACTTGTATTTCATATTGTCCTTGATACAATGGGTCTAAATCTCGACGGATAAATGATTTCACTTTTTCTACTTCGAAGGGATTGGACCCTTGCCAGCCTTGTACATCACGGACTTGAATTATAACTTGGCCAGTGCGCTGTAGCAGTCTTTCAAATAATGCCCTGTGACCATCGTGCCAAGGTTGCCAACGCCCTAACATTTGTACCGTTTCTTTTTTCCAATCAAATACAGGCCGTCGACGATTGTCAATAATGTGTTCAGCGATAAAATCTGCCCACTTAGCGGCATTCTGTTCATTAATTCGAAAATCATAAACTTCGGGCTCTACAAACATTTTATTAGTATCAGCGTAACGACCTTCGCGTATAGTATCCACCCATACAGTCCAATCTGCTTTAAAATTGTTACGCATTTCTACTAATGGTGCAACAAAATCACATAGTGCATAATCTGTATGACATGACATCGACAAATCAAACATACGTTTACTTTGGCGAATTCTGCCAGCTTCGCTGAAATCCCAATCGTCAAATTGTTTTCTTACTTCGTCTGCGTTAAACCAAGTAACTGTTTTGCCATTGTCTTCCAATAACTTTTTTAATTCTGTTGCTAAGTAGGTTTTTCCTGCTCCAGGCAAGCCCATAATTAAAATTCGTTGTGTCATGATAGTACCTTTACTCCATATAATTTTTCAAATCTATCAGCGTCCTTACGATCATTGACCATAGGTTCGCCTCGAATGTTCAGACTAGTATTTAATAGCATAGGGCAGCCTGTGACAATAAACCATTTCTCTAATAGTTCTCGTATACCTGACCCGTCCTTTGGTACAGTCTGAACACGACTAGTTCCGTCATGATGCACAATAGCAGGAAATAAGTCAGGATGCCTGCAAAGAGCGACTGATTGCATATACCTACTGCTACTGAAGCCACTGGGCATGCCAAAATACTCGTTGGCAAACTCTTCCAAAATAACTGGTGCGAAGGGTCTGAATTTTTGTCTACGTTTAATTTCATTTACTCGATCTTTTATATCTGGTCCCCGGGGATCGGCCAACAAGCTACGATTACCTAATGCTCTGGGGCCGAATTCAGCACGGCCACTGGCAATGCCAACAATACGATTAGCAATAAGCTCATCTAACGCAGCATTAGTAGGGTAAGGTCCGGGAATATTGTGACCTAAGAAAGCATCGCGCCAATTAATCCTACCACCATAAGCCAGTGCAGCAGCACCCAAACTAGAACCTGCATCGCCAGGATTGGGCATTATCCATATATTATCAAAATAAGGACCTATTCTGCCGTTGGCCACACAATTAAGAGCAACCCCGCCCATATAAACTAAATTTTTGCTCCAGTTAAAGTCTTTTGCTCTACGCATAACATTTAGTACAAGATCTTCTGTTAAGTCTTGTGCGCTGGCTGCAATATCCATATCTCCAACATAAGACAAATACTTTTCTTCTATGCCAGTATGAAGATTTTCTTTAAATTTAATTTCCCACTCATTATGTAAAAATTTAGACTTAAACAAATCAGTGAACGCAGGCGCACCATATGCTGCCATACCCATTAAAATGTATTCTTCTTCATTGGGTTTAAGTCCAACACGTTCTGTCATTGCACTGTAAAACAATCCTATACTATGCGGATATTTTTGGCGCCATAATCTTTTATAAACGGCTTTTCCTTGAACATATTCTGCTGCCCAAATACTTATTGTGTCCCATTCCCCAATGGCGTCTATCACAACCACTGTGGCTTTATTAAATGAGCTTGTTTGAAACCCTGCGGCTGCATGACATAGGTGATGATTATGGGTTGAAATCTTACCTGGAAATTTAGAAAATTCTTTGCCTATTTGCCTAGTAAGAATCTGTCGGGCAGTAAGTTTATTCCATTCAAGGCCCTGACCACTGTACAGTTGTCTTAACTGTTTATTCCATGGTCGTTCATAGTAAGCAACATGATCAATCCTATAATCAATTATTTCTTTGATTATACCAGGACTTAAATTTGGATCATTCTTAATTTTACTATAGCGTTCGCTGTGGCCCGCATATAATATATTTCCATAATTACCAATGACACTTATTGCAGCGTCATGAAATCCTGCAGATATTCCTAAAATATTCATTTGTATATAAAAGGATCTTGCTTTCGTAATTCTTTGAGTCTGCGACGATAAGTGATTTCTAATTTAATTCTGTAGTATAAATTTTTAAGCCATGTCATGATATTATTTATTGAGCAAACTACTGCTGTAATCGTAACCAGGTTTTAATCTTTCAATTTGTTGATCATAGTAGTCCTTATCTGACCAAGTATAAGAATATACAGAGCTCAAAATGTTTCCTGACCCATCATCGCATTGAATCGAATATATGTCTAAATAACACGATAGTATCGGCCAAACTTCACTGTATTTGATCGTCCCAAAACTTCTTTGTAGATCAACTTGACCCACTGAATGGTATCCGAAGTTGTATTGATTGTCTTCGGGGTCGAATCCGTTTCGTTCGAGCCATGATTTAAACCCAGACATTTCTTTGGTGTACCAAGGATGCGGCCCATTATAACATACATCCTGTGCCCATTCGATGTCAAATTCCCCGCTATAGTAACGTAGATGTGTAATAGCATCACAGGTAGCCTTGTCAATGTCAATGCCTTTTTCGTCTCGATACACTTCATATAACGTTTTACCGATTTGTGTCCAATGCAGATATACTTCCCCAAATTTTCGATCATATCTGGATTCGTCAAAAGTAGTTTTATGTATTGCTGGAAATTCGTATCGTGCGGCGTTCAAAAATGTAGTAATTTGACTAGGTCTGACCCATTCTGGTAATGTTACTTTTTTACGTTGACTTAACATTAAACTCTCTGCTTCATGACATAAATTATTCAATTGTCTAATAGCAAATTTAGTTGTATAATCTGCCCGTTTATAATAATCACTGAGTCCCCATACAGTTCCTTGTAAAATCTCAAAATGATTGTGCAATTTGTTCATTAAATCCTGATTAGGATTTAATGTTTTAGGATCCCGTAGAGTAAAAGGGTAAAAGTTTTCTTCTATTTTATATTCATCCCGAAAGAAATCATTTATTACATTCTTAACCCAATATAGTTCTTTACAAATATATTCTAAATCTCTTTGACTGTCGGGGAATCCTAAAAAGCAAAAGTTCTTTTCTAGATATTTGTGTTGCTGTACGATTTCTTGTAGTGCTGTAAACCATTGCTGAGCCATTTCGTGCTCGTAGACATCGATAATATAATCTAATGTTTTTGTTTTATCTAACGGATTGCGTAGTGTTACTATTACTTTATTCAATTGAATTCCACCATTTTAATACTTCGGGTCTAGCTGAAAATATATCATGCATAGTATAGCTATCATTTCGAATTTGTTCAAGTTTTTCGATTCTTGCTTTTCCTTTACGCAAGCCAAATTGATATCCATCGGGCCACTGTTCTTGAAATGTAGGTCTAGTTTTTAGCTGTACAAGTATATCCTTTAAGGCGCCGCCTACAGTGGGTATAATTTCATCTATCCAAGGTTCTAATAGATCCCTGGGCAGTGATAAAGGTGACATAACTATGTCCGGGCTAAAACTAAAAATTACTTTCGCGAGAATATCGACTTTTTCTTCTTCTGCAAGTCGCTGGATACTAGCAACTTCGAACATGCCGGGCAAAGTGAGCGTAAAGTCAATTCGCATTTGACGTCGGTGACTAGCAATTTTAGTTCCTTGACGGAAGTTCTCAAGCCATTCATTGTAGTTAAGGCCTGTTCTAATGTATTCGCCAATCGAGCCCGTGCCGTCGATGCTTGCACAAATCTGCCAATCACGAAGCCTGCTGAGAATATCACTATAAAGATTGACACCTTTATAATTAATTCTTGATAAATTTGTATTATATCTAGCATAAACATTTGGCCCGTCTCCTAATTCTATAATCCTCTGCATGTAGCGCCAATGCTGTTCATACATAAGAGGTTCACCGCCAACCCAATATACTTCCTCTACGCGGTGTTCTTCGACGGCTTGACTAAACTCTGCCTCAATCTGTGTGTCTTGAAATTGTTCGATTTGTTTTTTGATTTCGGCTTGCATCCAATTATTCTTAGGATCATGCCAATTAACCATATTGTATTGACGTTGCTCGCTTTCCCATGCACTACTTAACATGTCTCCACACATGCGACATTTAAAATTACAAAGATTACTAAATCTGTAATCCCAACTTACAGGCTTCATATCTGTCGAGCCGTCGGGCCGAGTCTTTTCCATCGCCTCATTGTACTTATTCCCAAACAAACTATTAAAATAACTACGGTAAACAGATGTGTTCAACAACTTATCATTACATACTTCACACTCGGGCAAAGTTTCTCCTGCTATCATACGGCGACGAACAGACTTCATATGTTCGCTGTTCCAATGTTCGTCCAACGTAACAGGTATATATTCTCCTGTGCCGTTAGTTGTGTCGATGTACTGTTTAAAATTCTGTGCGGGTTCGCGACTAGCGCAGCATAATCTGCGTTCGGTCTGCGGACTTAAATATGTATGTGTCCAAGGGGCCATGCACAAAGTATCAGGTTTAATCATATCCCATAGCCTTGGCTATTTCAGAGTGTGTATCCATAAAGTTCTGTTTTCTATATGTATCTGTGCGCTTCATATTGTTTATGAATACTTGCCCGTCACTGCCTGGGCCATTTTCGATAAATTTAATTACATTCTCAATTTCTTGATGATGTTCTTTTGTATTCCAAAAAGTTGTTTTGAGTTTATTTAAAACTAATTCTCTGGCTGCGGGTGTTAATCGTTGAATACTCATATGATCAGGGCTGTGTAACATATTAAAATAAATGCTGTCAAAAGGTTTGGTGCTTGCCCAAGCCAGTAACTCATCTAAGTAATATACATTTTGAATATTAATAGTGAAACAAAGTTGAGTAGTAATGTTAGGCGTGTCAACATCTCGTGCAAAATGAACTCCGTCGATTATTTCGTTGGCTTTATCCCAGTCTGCACCGTATCTTTCATATTCAAATCTCGCGCCAACATTGTCGATACTAAATGCAATATCTACACGACCGAAATGATTCCATAAATCTGATTTTTGTATGCCTAACCCGTTAATAGTTGCATTGGTATTATAATGAATATCAATATGTTTACTATGACCTGTAGCTACTGCATATCGCAGTAATTCCCAATGTTCTTCGATTAACCAAGGTTCACCCCCAGTAAATTCAAAATACTTAATATTGGGCAGTAATGATTTTAAATTCTCCCAAAAATCAGGACTCTCTTCTGGCCACTTACCTTGTTTAAGCCAGGTATATGCAACATGTTTTTTCTTATCATGTCCTTGCGGCAAGTACTCTAATTCTTCTGCTGCCCACTTGCTACTGCTCCAGCTTCCACATATCCTGCACTTTAAATTACAAATGTTGCCTAGCTTTAAATCAATGAACCACAATTGATCAGGTACATCGTTTTGCCAATCAACCAATGGGTATAACTCCTTGAGTCTGACTTGGCTGTGAATACGTTTACTAGTCCTATTTGCTGCTTCCTCATCCCAGCATAATTTACAGGTATTTGGTTTTTCGCCGCGGCGGAATTGTCTGCGTAAGTTTTGCATATACTCGCTGGTGTATGCATCTTGCAATGTATGTCTTCTAAGATCAATACCAGTAATATCTTCCCTTGCAAGACAACAAGGTCTTGCAGTACCCATGGGACTAGTCTCAATACTAATCCATGGCAGCATACAAATACTATTAGGTAGTGTCATTTATTTTTTAACTCGCTTAATTCAGAAAATGTATTCCAAAAGTTTTCTCCCCTGAGATTATCAATTAAATTAATTTCTTGTTTAAATTTATCCCAGTGCTGTGAGCCGTTGGTGGCCATTAGAAAATTAATAGCACTCTTAAATCCAGTTGTTGCACGTTTTAATGGGTCTTGTGGTTCTAACCATTCAATATGACGCTCGTATGCTGGTTTAATTACTTGCTCTTTAAATTCTTGAGAGAATATGTCAACTCTATACCATTCGGGACTTTGGCAAATATTAACGTTAAAGTCCTTGGGTTTAATAAATCCTAAATCAACCCACTCCTTATGAAAATCTAATACGTGAAGAACGTTCATTGCACTAATAGTAGATGCTATATAAAAATCTACGTGCGGCACTTCTTCTAACATGCGTTCACGATTACGAACTGTTTGTTTCCAGTCTGTGCCTTTTCTCATTAATTCTGCTCTAGTCCCGCTGGCATCCAGACTAGCACCTACACCCACTGTTCTAAAGTGTTTCCAGTATTCAAATACGTGTTTGTCTTTGAATGCTAATTCGCTAAAGTTTGTATTGTACTGGATACATACGTCTGTTCGACCGGCTTCAATGAGTTTTTCTAATAGATAATAGTGTTCCTTCATAATCAAAGGTTCGCCGCCTGCAAAATAGACTTGTTCCAAGTAGGGAATATGTTCTTCCATTTGTGCAATCATATAATCTTCGTCACCGGCAGCATATTCAATTCTGGCCAAATCTTTGCCGTTTACGTCAGGCACTCTATTGAATAATTTGACATGATCATTATACCAGTTACTGCTAAAAACAGGGCCGCACGTTCTGCAACGAAAATTACACAGATTACTAAATCTAACGTCCCAATATCTAATCTTAAATTCTGGATGAGTTCCATCTGGCAATGTTTTATCTACGTCTGCAATGTTATGTCCGTAACTACGATTAGCGTCATAGCGCATACTAAAGAATCCGTTTTCTTCTTGTTCATAACATTTGGTGCATTGTTTGACTGGCTGATCTGCCATCATTAAACGTCTGATCTCTTTATATCCTTCTTGATTCCAAACTTCTTGCATTGAATTCTTTTTTAAATTCCCAATTGGATGAAAATATTCTGCAAAACAACAAGGATACACACGACCATCCGGGTACGCATGTTGATGAACCCAGGGCAACATACAAAATGACTTACTATTAGTTAATCTACTGATCTGTGTTTCTGTAAGGGAGTTTGAATCTATAAACAGTGGCTTTCGACTATTGTAGTCATAGCCACGTTTATAAAATCTATCAGTTTTTTTGTCTTCGCTCATAGTGTATTATACCAATCTGCTAATGCAGGAAATGTTTTGCAGAAGTCTTTTCCTCTGCGTTGATCGTATTGTGTGTAAAATTGTTTAAAATCGTTTTGTAATTTTGGCAATTCAAAAGAATCGCTGTGGGGTGTCTTAACAACATCCAAATAATCTATTAGACGCAGTACATGATTTATTTCGTGCTCGTGTAAGTAGTTATGCCCTTTATGGCGAACAACAAAATCAATTAGCCGATTACGATATTTTGTTTTAATGTCGTCTGGCAATATCAATGGACTTTGAAAACTAGGGAAACGTAAAATGTTTAATGTAAAATTAGGAAAGTCTCTTCCAAAGTCTTTCTTTAAATTAACCATTGTATCTAAGAAATCGGGTAATGTGTCTAAACACAATGCATTGATCGTACACATCACATGCAATCTATAAAACTTTTTACTTTGTGTAAGTTTTATAACATGTTCTAACCATAGATTATAATTCAGTCCATCGCGAATATATTCTGCTTGATCATATTCGCTTTCGTTGCTAGTATATAAATCTATTTCAAGTCCATCTACACTGTCAATTAGTCTATCTATATCAACTTGATATCCTAAATTACTGTTGATAGCAAGTCGAGTTTTACTACGGCCTTTATTTGCTTTAAACCAATCTAATAATTTCCAAGTTTCTGCACTCATCAGAGGTTCTCCACCAGTAATGCGTAATTCGTCTAATGTTTTATGGAGATCGCTTTCCCACCATTTATGGAATGCTTCAACGTATGGATTAGATTCGCCAAATTTATAAAGTTGTGAACTATCATGGGTGTGCGTAAAGTGATTTCTACCATCACTAACAAGATTATTATAGGGCCCGTTACGTTTAATATCGTTGACCCATGTACTACTAAAAGCAGGATTACAATAACTACAAGCAAACTGACAAGTTCTATCAAACGCGATTTCAAGAGTTTTAAGATCGAAATCTTCTCGAGCTGGTGTTCTATATGCGCGGGCCAAGTCTTCATCATTGTAAATCACAGTTTTGTATACACGATCACTTACTGCATCTCGGCCCATGTCTTCAATCTTCCAGCAATACTCACAACCAGATGGACGCTCACCTTTTTGCATTTGTTCGCGTTCCATCTTTTTCTTTTGAGTATTGTGTAATGCCTTAGGATTGTTGATCACATCATCTATTTCGACTTTATGAGGCAATGGATGATGACAGCTAGTGGTCATACCGCTGCCTAACCATATAGTAGCATTATACCACTTAGCTCCGCAAAAAGATTTTGATTTAATATCGATTACTCTACGTTTGTAATCTAAGTCTGTTTCATTGTTTAGTCTTGGCATAGTTGTTAAATTTAGTTATAAAATCATTTATTAGTTGTTTATCCTCGCCGGGTGGTTGCGTGGATATCATTACATTCCTATTGTGTCTACAAATATCTTCGGCTTCATTTAAAAATTCTTCTAAATTAGAATTGCAAAGAAATTCTATCACATCTACTATTCGATTTAATCGTTTATCGTTGTCGTCTATTAGATCAAACGATTCGTCTATTAGATGACCAAACGTTTTAAATCCTTGATTATGTAAATCTTTATAGAATCCATAGTTTGCCGCTACTACAAATGGGTGTCCAATTTTAAGTGGCTTGTAAATTTTTTCTGTTCTGAAGCTATAGGGCAAATAAAAATTTGTTTCTGTTACAACACTGAAATAAGAATCTTCAAAAATATTTGCAAATATTTGCCCGTCAGGCCAGTCGTTTAATTTATATTTTCCGTTTACTACATTATCACTGTTGACTTGAAATTGGTAGTCTTTGGGCAAAAATTTATTGTCGTAGAGTGCAGACCATAAACTTCGTTCTAACAAATCTTTTTTATTTAATTTTTCTATCAGTAATGAACGATGAGATCTTTCTATCCCATTTAAAAAATTAAACAAAAAAGTTTTATTCCTTTTTAAAAAAATTTGATCAATTATCTTCGAATCTCTTTGTTCGAGCTCAGTTGTTGTACGTCCTAAGATATACCTAAATATGTCTACTGTTATATGTGCTATATTCGAGGGCAAATCTCCCGACGACACGATAAACGGTAGACGCACAAAATCATTCCATCCTAATGCGTTTAATGTATCTAATACTGTATTGGTACCTTCGTGTAGCATACTTAGTATAAACAAATTTTTGCTGTCCACAGAAATAATATTTTTTTTAATAATATTTCCTGTTAATAAAACAATACCATTGTCTGAAATTAAACTTTCTACTGTATCGTGCTCCACTACATCAAAATAATCAGGATACCAATTAAAAAATTCTAAATTGTCGTTTTTTAACGAGTTAATTTTAATCTTTTGCATTTAAAAGATCCTTAACTTTGACAGGAAGAGTTATATTTTTTCTATCTTCCCATTGTTTTAAAAAATGTAAAAATTCTGAAAATAAAGTTTTATTAAATTTAGTTGAAGACAATATACTTAACACAACATCAACATTCTTTATATTTTTATTATCTAACAACGTTAATAGCACAGTCTCTGCTTGTTTTTTAATGTTATCCGGAGTTGCTTCAATGCTTTGAATTCTGGGATGTTGACCATATGACAGTGCCCAATGAAAGTTATCTTTATATTTTTCTATTCTGGGCAGTATTACACCAGATGAAAAGTTTTCGATATCACAGAGAGTTAAATTAGTCATCAAACTCAATATATTAATTTTGATATTTTCTTCACTACGTTCTAATAGATAGTCCAAATTTTTCAAAAATAAATCATAATCAAGTCCATACCTAACAAATTCTGATATTTCCTTGCAAGAATCTAAACTGACATTTATTACAATGTATTTAAATTTATTTCTATTAGATAGTAGTTTATCAATTGATGTTTTATCGACCATTAAATTTGAAGTTACATCTAAAATTCCTTTATGGTCTATTGTATCTAAGATATTAAAAAAATTTTTATTTATTAATGGCTCGCCACCTATTATTCTCAAAGTTTCAAATTTTAGAGTGTTTAACAATTTTAAATTTTCGACCACTAATTGTTTATTTTTAATATCAACACTGTAGATATGTCGATCTGTAAACAATTGATATTTTTGATTTTGTACGTCCTTTTCCCATTGACTGCTAAACTTTGGATTACAATATATGCATTGCATATTGCAAGCATTGCCAACATTAATTTCAATTACCTTAGGCGATTTATTATTTTTATATTCATCGAATGTTGATACTTCAAATTTTTCTAAAAACTGAGTTCTGAGGCTGGTGCCGTTTGTTTTTTCAGAATTCCAACAGTAAGAACAACTGGAATCTTGCACATTGTTTAATAAATTTTGTTTTTGATGATCGATAATTTTGTTGTAATCGTCGACAAATTTTTCCGGTCTTGCTTTACAACAACCATACACATAATTATAACTAGTATTAATGACTAATTCGTCCCATTTAGCCGGACAAAAAGTGTTAGGTAGTTGTTGCATAATATTTGCATTCCTTCCAAAAATCTACCATTTCTGGAAATGCCAAAATAAAGTTAGTGCCGCGGCGGCGATCATGTTCATTGAAAAATTTATAAAAATTTGCTTTTTGCATTTTAACATAATCAGGATCTAATTTGCTACCTTCTCTCATCCAATCAATGACTCTTTGTAAACGTTGAACTTCATAATCTTTGAAACCGTGAAACGGAGTCTCAGGTTGCTCCATTTTTGTAATCATAAAACTCCATGACATTTCTAAGTTATCTATATAACTTTCTGGTAATAGTTGTAAGCTTTGCCATTCTGGTTTACGAAGAATCGGAGTATCAAACCACACACGCTGATACGTTTTACTGTGTATTTGTCTGAGTCCTAATATACAACCTAGTAAATTTTGAAGGCCGGCCACATTTAAATTATTCATAGTAATTATAAATGTTAAACTACTACGATTGGGCACTTCATATAAAAATCTGTTGACGTTATCCCAAAATCTTTCAAAATTTAATCCATGTCTGATATATTCGGCCTGTAGAAAAGTGGCATCTATACTAACATACTGCATGAAATGCTCAATTTTTTTATCTTCATTGCTGCACAATCGTTTCACATAATCTAAGTATTTTTCAAACAATGCAGGGTCAACGCTGAAATTAGAAGTCACATTTAAATGTAGTTTTGGATTAGGATTTTCCAATACATAATCAAATACACGATATGTATTCTTATCCATGAGAGGCTCTCCGCCAGTCATTCTGAAATGTTCCAATTCTGGATATAGCGTAGGCCACCAAGACCAGAACGCATCAACATAAGGATTATCTTCCCTTGCAGGAATAACTTTTCTTTCTCCAGTAAAATGACTGGGGTCGTTGTGCAGTGGGCTTGTGGGAAAAGCGCCATTACGTTCTACTTCACTGGCCCAACTACTAGAGTATTGGGGGCTGCAATAACTGCAAGATAAGTTGCAAGCATTATTGAAATTGACTTCTACGTAGGAAGGAAGCACATCCTCGTCTCCAGTGGAATTAACTATTTTTTCAAAATCTTTTGTTGCCCACGGCTCTCCACTACGATAATGTCGATCGCTTAAATTGCCCAAATCTTCTTGTGTCCAACAATAACTACATTCTTGTGGGCGCTCATTATGCAGCATAATCTTACGCTGTTCTTTTTTGTAAGGAGTGTTATGCAATGCACCAGGATTATCTTTTAATAGTGTTGAATCTATTTTATGTAAAGGTGGGTGATAGCAACTGTTATTAAGTCCCGTCGGTAAATGTAAGCTAACTTGTTTCCATTTGGCCAAACAAAGTGCAGGACCTAATTTAGATTTTGCGTCTTCCGCAGAATTTAAAAATACGCTTTTAGACATTACCAACCCTCAACTCGTCGAATAACATCTAGTTCAGTCATTGTTGTTCCCATGTTACGATGCACTGCTTTATAATGATGTTTAAAAAATGCACTCTGGTCTGGATTCATATCTACTATCGGCAATCCCAATCGTGTACGCAATGTTTGTCCAATGTTTTCACAGGCAGGTTCTTCGTCTTTGCTAAAGCTGTTCCAAAGATATGCGAGATGGTCAAAATCTTGCACTTGTTTATAATCCCAGTCCCTTAACATAGTCATGTACGTACCTAGCCGAGCACCGTATATAGCCCACCAACCATTTTCTACATCTTGCCCTACGCTCTGCCAGATGCATAAATGATCGTAATTACGGGCATGAACTTTTTGTTCAAACTCTTGTAAGCTAGGTTTCTTACCACGATTCAAACACATTTTAACGCCTTCACGAAAGCCTGCTCGCCAAGCTTGAAAAGGTGTTGCATTGGGAAAGGTAGTACTATAGCAATCATGCATGGGAATATACTTTGGATCAAAGCAAAACTCTACCACAGTCTCATCTCTGCCATCAGTGGCTTCGTGTGTTCGCATATTGTTGACGAACTCTTTGGTCCAGCAACTTATTCCGCCATTGCCGTACATCAATCCATTGATATGATTACGAGCTTTCCACCTAAATACACAGTCGTGATTGTTATCATCAAATTTAAGTTGAAGATTAAAAAATTCAGCATCTGGTATATTGTCCCCATCTATTAGCACGAACCTATCAGTGTCACTGGCCGCAGCAGCGGCTTTGTGTGCAGCATCACTGCCTTTAATACCGTCCACATGTTTAGCCCACGGAATTAAATTTTGAATCTTAATCCAAAATTCTTCTTTTTTCGGTTCGTCGTAGGTTAAAAATATGCAATCGAGGTCAGCAATATCAACGATTTTTGTAGTCATAGTGTTCTACATCTTTATAAGTTTCACCATCTTCCAAAATTATGCCTGGAACATTTTTTACTGTTTTAAATCCTGTCTGACTTTTTTCAAGTTGCGGTGTTTGCGCGGCATTGTCTTTTTTAACTGCAATTTTATTATTATATACCGTATACTTGTGTAATTCTGCATATACACTCTTATAAGTATCCTCATCTACTATGATATAATCGCCGGTGAGGCCATACATTTCAGCATCTTTTACTGTAGGCGATGTTGCTATAATATTGCCAGACGCATCATAATAAATTCGATATTCGTATTCAATTATCGAAGGTTTATCTATTAGACCCAACTCGTCTAATTGTCTAATTATTTCTTCAAGAGTGGTGTCTTCATTAACTGTTATGGTAGGTTCGTTCGTATTCATGTATTAATTCCTCTGTTACATATGATTTATCATAATAATGCACTGGGCTGTATTGATTCAGATTATGAATTTTAATCATATGGTTATCTCTATCATGCAGCACTATGTCTTGCCAAGACTGATCTGTATTGCCCCAGCCGTTGATACCAGGTTTCAAATGTACGAAATTAATGAAATCCATGGTTGGTATGGTACACAATTCAACCCCTATAGTTTTTGCTGTTAAAGCATACAGTACATCAGTGCTAGGCGTGTCTTCTCGACAATTTTTTAGAACATTATCTCTAAAATATTCCCAATTTCTTAAAATTCGTTGGGCTGTTAAAAAGAAATCATTGGCTACTTTGCTATATCTAAAATACATTAAACCATTGTAAATGTCTGGTAACTCGTTGTCATCAAAAAATTTTCTATAAAGTCTAGTTGTAGCTAGTTCTTGCCTATATGTTTTGCATCCTGTACTTAATACAACGTCCCGCAGTCTAAACGCATTCCACCAATGATCGATATTTCTGGTGAATAACAAATCGCTTTCTAATTTAATAGTTTCTTTAAAAGGACTCAGTGAAAAAACTTGGTATTCATTGGATAGTTTCCATGTACTGTCTTTATCATTTTCGTCATAGGGTATTTCGATTATATGATTAAATACTTTTTTATGTTTATCTGTGATTTGCTCGATGGTATTTTTATCGCAAATCACTGCATACTTGGCAGTTGGATGCAGGCTTTTTACATTCATTGCTTGGCAATACGCAAGGGATAGATAATCCACCTTATCTGTATTTTGTGCAAATGTTAGAAACCCTTTAGTCATTGCAGATCCTTTCTACAAAATTTTTGAATTGATCCGACAGTAGATAATTCTTATCCATGATATGTAAATTTTGTCTGCTTATCACATCTGCTCGGCTATCATACTTGACCGTTAAAAATTTATTTTTAAGATCAATTGCCTCGATGTTATCTTCTATAGTTAACATTGGCCATGGTATACTTTGTTCGGGAGTAAGGGTGTGCCCATTTAAAATAATATTGGCCATACTAAATGCAAAATCATTTCTATAGTTTGTTTCTCTAATAGAAAATAAACTTCTATAATACCCATAGTTTCTTTGTATGCGTCCTACTAAATCAAAAAATAATTTGGCTCTTAGAGTTTTTCGAAATAACACAACTGTGGCCCACACCATAGGCAAACTTGCAGGTCCCATTTCATCTATGTTAAGTGCTTGAGGAGTCTGCATGTTATACATTAACCTATAATCAAAAGGTTGATCTAACAATTTTAACAAGCTAGTGTCCAGCATCAAATAATCTGTGTCTATTAGAATAGTTTCATCATAGGGGCTGAAGTCGAATGCTCGATATCTGTCAAAATTTTTCCATTCGTATACTTGTTGATCCTTAGAAAATCTAACATTGCCAGTTTTACTGTCAACACGAATTACTTGATCATAATCAAATTTTAATTCAGCATCTACGTCAGTGACCAGAGTCACAGGAAGTCCCAATGTACGATTGATCAATCTGCTGGTTTGGTCTGCTATTTCGGTATACTTAACTTTTTGACTATTAAAAGCAAATACCAGTACACCTTTAGATTTTTCTAATTCGCTTGAGCTCTTCATGTTGTTGATGCCATTCATTCATTACACTTTGATAATGTTGTCGAGCCTTTGTTAAAAACGATTGTTTATCTAATTTAATCGGATTCAAATAGATATCTTCTATGTACAAGATATCATCGGGCCACGTTGCTACAAATGCCAATAATTCCGGATTTATTTTGAACAATCCGTTTTCATAGGGCATATGCAATTCTGTTAAAATACGCTCGCGCAAGACTCTTTTATTGATTTGATAATCTGTAGCCAGTTTTACCTGATTGACTATTTCTTCGACAGTGCTGTTCATATTGGGCATAAAATAATAGGTATATACTATTATAATATATACCTATCTCAGATGTCAAGTCTTGAAAAATTAAGTTATGGTAGCTGTTCCCCAGGTATTTGTTAAGTTAGTAGTTTCTGGGTATCGTACTGTGCATGTTATTTGATCGGTAACATTAATCGAATCTGCTGGTTGAGTAGAGCCTGTGGTTGCAGAGAACAATGTAATAGTGATTGTAAGAACGTTGCCATTTGCACCATATGACCCAGCAGTGCCATTGGTAGAATAGTTAATAGACAAAAAATCACCCGTATAGTAACTGGTGCTGTTTACTCGAAACATTTGTGTAGGAGTAGTAGTTAAACCGTAATACCCGCCGGTGGTAGTATCTGTTACTAACGTTCCGCCTGAACCAGCCCTTGCTCCATACGATGCGGCATTTAATCTCTTAGAGGAAAAATTAGTCGAAGCAAGAGTACCGATACTGGCGCCACGACTTGTTCCGCCTGTATTAGTAAAAACTACCTGTTCTATTAGAATGGAGCCGCCAGCATTGAAAAAATATCGTGTGGCGTCAACACCGCTGCCAAACGTGATTGTAAATGTAATAGTCCCAGTCGCAGACACTCCAGCTGCTGCATTCAAAGTTGTTGATTTAGTCGATGACGTTGTTGTGCCAGTAGTAGCGGCACTGAGACGATTAGTGGCTGCTGTGGAAACTGCTGATGTCAGTGTCGATAAAAATGTAACAGTAGTTCCAGCAGTGGGCGCACTTATACCAGATCCGCTGCCGCTTTGGTGTATCCTTGCAGAATTTAATGTATTAACTAAACTTGCCCAGTTAGTTGCAGCTACTGTGCCGCTTACAGACACGTTACTGACTGCGGTTTGACCGTATCCATAATTTCCTTGACCGGTGGACCAAACTGGATTAAGTTGGGTTCCACCACCTTGTGTGCCAGCAGATGCACCTACTATATTATTAAAGTCACTTGCCTGTATTAATCCACCAGATGCGTATGTCATATTTTGTTCCGTTTAACTATTTAATGTTACGATGGCGTATATTGTTCCTTCGCCGTCGTCAGACTTGTTTTCCAGTGCTCGGCCAATTACATTAAATGGTGTAATTTCATCCTTATTTGCGGCACGAGCCATTCCCCGACCAGCACTAACCAGCCTGTCTCCTTTACGCACTGAGCCAATGACTTTAACAGGAACACGACCACTGACCGCAACAGGAGGATGAGTTTCATTGGATCCAGCTTGACTGTTCATCAAATAAGCTGCTCGTGTACTTACAACTCCGAATACATCATCGCTCAATTCTTCATCGGCTAATGTAACTTCTTTTTCGCCGCCCATGGTCAACACTGTGCCGGGCTGGTAATATGCGTCGGCTTCAAATCTTTCGGCCAAGTCAGCATATAATGCATTAATTGCAACACCGTTAAAGAATGCTCCATTCACATTTCCCTGTGCAAATATTGCTCCAGTTAAACTCATTCCGCCCGAAATTCGAACAGCGCCTGTTACGTTACTAGTAGCAGCTTCGCCCCCAGTTACCAATAGGTAAGCAGCAGTTGATACATTGCCCGTGGCCTGAACACGCCCACCAGCAACTACATTTCCAGAAGTTATAACACTGTTAGATGTAAACAAGTTTCCGGTTAGACCAATACCGCCAGTTACCCTAATGGCTCCAGTTACATTACTAGTAGCATTATCCCCTTGGGTAGTCTGAATAAAACCAGAAGTAACAAATGCGCCAGTTGTATTTAAATTTGCAATGCTAGTAACGCCGTTTTGGCCATTTACTGTCAATACAGGAGTAGAAACACCTAGCACGTTGGCAACAACTTGTAGGTTTCCGCCATTCACGTTGTTTACTAGTTGAGTAGTATTACCGGTAATAGAAACTGTAAAATTATTACCTGTGCCGACTGTTAGTCCGCTGTTATTGTTTATATTAATTGTATTAGCAAACGTAGTAGCAATATCTGTTCTGGCATAGCTACTAGCAGGTTGACTGCCTAAATTATTAGAATTGGTTGCATTACCCACGAATGCAATATTTCCGACCACTGAAGTTGATGCTAAATTAAATCCAGGTTTAATAGTTGTAAATCCAGTTGGACTGTCTGCTGGTGTATATTCTTGATCTCTACTAATAATACCTATTAAGGTTGTACCAACAAACACGTTAACTGCAACGTGATCTGCCACCAGTGGATTACTGTCTGCAATTTGTCCTACGCTAACTCCAGACTGGCCGACGTTACTTGTAAATGCAGGACCGATTAATACCCAACTTGAACCATTATAAATATTCAACTGTTGAGAATTTGTATCCCACCATGCATTTCCTGTCTTAGAACCAGTGGGCTGTGTGTTACTGGAAGTCATCGTTCCCATGGTGCGCCATGTCGATCCAGTGTAAACTTTTAAATTTCCAGCCAGATCCCACCATAACTGGCCTGTTAACGGGTTAGGAATAGCTGAACTATCGCCACCAGCAGTAGACACACTGGCGAAATTTTCCAACATGTGTACTAAGTCAGAATTCAAAAATGTTCCGTAGCCTGCATAGTTTTTACCTATCAGAGCTAAACTGGTACTAGTTTGATTAACAGTACCATCTTGAATTGTGGTTAAAAGTGTACCGTTACTTAAAGTTATTGTATAGGCCATCGTTCATGTATCCGTTTAGTGTATTTATATTTCTTTTTAATTACAAATTCGTACTCAAATTGGTCAAAGTTTGAATTCTGATAGTGTAATCAATTTGAATAAGTCTGTTAAGTGCTTTTTGCACTGGGTGAAAAATTACGTGAGTCAGTAATTTTCCGCTTTCGCTGATTAATCCTAATTCGTCAAATACGTAGGTTCCGCTCATTGTTGCACTGTTGTCAAATGCTTGTTGTCCAGCTGGTTCTGTGTAATCTAATAGACAACTTACAAAAATATCAGTATAGATCAAACCTGGTGTATGTCTTACTTCGATGTAATTTCTTGCTGGATCCGTGTTTAATGCACTGGTATTGTCGACTATTTTACTGTAAGTTTGGTTGTACAAACTAGCATTTTGTCCAAAAGTATTAGTAGGCAAATATGTAATAACACCAGTACTATCTACCGCAGTTGCTCCGTTTCCGAACGCCATGTTTTGTATATACCCAATACCTTTGTTCGCAATGCTTTGTGCTAACGCTTCACTCATATTTTCATAATGAATGGCGTTGGGTTTATCTCTGAAAATTTCGCCGGTTGCAGGATCCCAAATTTTAATGTGTCCTTGTATCATTGTATTTGTTTTATCTAGCATAAGTGATCCATTAATTTCCAGTTTCTACTATTACATCACCAGATTCTGGATCTGTAATTTTTACAAAACCACGCATATAAATTCCTGTAGATTCGTTTGGTTTTTCTGGAACAGATTTTTCGAGTTTTTGTTCCAAATCAGTGTTTGTATGGTTATTTATCATGGTCTTCTGTGTGTTCATTGTTAATATTTATTTGCTTTTTTACCCTTGCAATCCTTGTTTTAAGAAACTAATTGGTAAAGTATTGGCGTTAAACAATCCTTGTCCATTTGTGGCTGTTGTATTTCCTAGCACTCCGGTAGCATTTGCCTGAGCAGAATTGCCCAAACTGTACCAACTATTGGTTTGTACATAAGCAACATTTGCCTCAAACGTATAGTATGTAGTGAATCTTTCGTTTGTTAGAGTTGCCGAAGAGTTACTGCTGATATAGGCAGAAGTATTACTTACTACATTACTAATAGTGCCTATTAAGTTTCCACCATTATCGTATAAATCATTGCCAACATTTAATTCGGCTAAGAATATTGTACCATTTCCGGTAACAATATTACTGCTGTTATTTGCTGTAATATTTCCCGTATATCGAACGGTGACATTAGATATGTTTGCAGCTACAAAATACGGTGTATTATTCGCAGAAATATATGCCCATTCAACCGGGATTCCTTCTGGTGCATTTGGATTTCTCTTTGTAACTTGTAATAGTGCAACTGTATCACTTAATACACTGCTGATAGTACCTATTAACTGTTGACCAGTAAAAGTAGAACTTGTACTAGAATTTCCCAAAGTTGACTCTACTGCATTTTCTTCATTAGTACCGGCAAATATTTGTGTCCCTGGAGTTAACGTAGTGAATGTAGTGCCCACACCTTCTAATGTACTACTGTAAACATTTACATTAATTGTACCAGGTCCCTGCGATCTTGCATACCAAACATAATTTCCAGACTCAGGTATTACTTGATTCTGACTTCCGTCAAGTACCACATTACCTGTAAAATGATTTTTAGCTCCGGTGCCGCCGGTTCCTCTGCGAATTCTTCCCAAAGTATTAGTTGATAAGTCTTTAGAATAATAAGTAATTCTTTCACCGTTAATATATACAACCCCAGGTTGCCCTCCGTTGGGAGACGGAGTGGCTAACTTACTGGCATCTGTTACTTGAATAGTAGTGTCCGTCAAACTTAAATTTGCGGCCAATGTAGTGGTACTTGCACCATCCTCTCTGAGATATGTAAAGTTATCATTCATATCTTTAAAGATTCGGTAAGACATCATCGGCCATGCATTTCCGTTTGGAGAAACGCTTAATTTCATTATCGCCGTAGCAATTATCGGAGATGTATTGGCTCCTGTTATTATTACTTCGGGTGTAGTATCATATCCTCCACCATTATTAACTACTTGGAATGATACCGCAGATCCGTTTGAGTTCAATATTACCTGTGCTTGTGCTTGTGTAAAATATGAACCGCCTGTTAACGTTACACCGATGTCTGATGGAGAATATCCGCTTCCTGGATCAATAATTTGTATATAATCAAGTTGTATTCCCCCAGCTGTCGACCAGTTAGTATAATAACTAGCAGTAGGATCCGTTGCTATGGTAGTAACCGTCATATCTAAAGTATCATATACTCTTCCGGGAACCATTTCTTCGGGAGCATGACTTGCATATGGCCCTACATTATAAATGGTTAAATTGGCTGTAGAAAATACATTTCCTGTAGTAGTTGGTGTAACCACATACCATACTTTATCGTTATAAGAAATTAAATCGCCTTTGTCATAATAACTATTAGCTTTCCACTCAGTGAAGTAACTATAAACAAAAGGTCCCCCATCAACAATAATGTCTTCGGGTTTTGTCCCTAAGGTGATATCATCGAAAGTGCTGGTTATTTTAGCATCTAAGATGGCATCACTTAAAATAGGAATTCCGTTTTCATCAAATTCCAAAGGATCGAATAGAGTAGCATCAAAACCATCAGCAGCACTAATGCCAGGTAGCGGGGGCTCAGGACCTGATCCGCCGAATCCTCCGTTATCGCTGAATGTTGGGCCTTCTACTTTTACCCCGGGATAATCGATGCCTGATTGCAATAATGACAAATCTTTTCCAGGCTGTCCTAATTCGGGCTGATAATACGCTTGAATTCTATCATTTGCATTGTTAATATTATCAATAGGATAAACTGTTAAAAAACTAAGAACATTCGAATTGAATGTTGTAGGCGAAGTAAATGTCTGATTTACGATGTACGCAACACCGGCGTAATCAATTATTGTACCTTGTGTGAACGTAGTTTCTGGTTTCCAATCTACGATTGTAGTAGAATATGTATATCTGTCATACACCAGAGTAGTTTTAACATTTCGGACTAATCCATTAACTAAATTAGCTCTGGCGATAGCTCCTGTACCGTTACCGCCGTCTATAGTAACCACTGGCGTTGTAACATAATCACTGCCGGGGTATAGTAATATTATTTTTGTTAGCACTCCGTCAGTTATTAGTGCCCGGGCAACTGCATTGTTTCCGTTCCTACTGCCTGTAATTGTAATAATTGGAGGTAAGGTATAACCTGAGCCGCCATCTATTATATCTATAGAAGAGATACTGTAAGCATAATTAGATAACCAATTGGCATATTCAGGTTGTTGTAACAATCTTGCATCTTGAATAAATTCGCCGCTGGGACTTCTTGTAGTTTTTAATACACTATCGTAAGTCGGCGGAACATCAAAGTCAGACACATAACTGTTATAGTTGTCATAACCCTGATAGTCTACTACATACTCTCGAAGAGTAGTTTTGTAAGGTTTAACTTCCTCTATGTATTGTTTATAGAATTCTTGATTTTCTTTGATATAGATTGCAGGTTGATTTAATCCCTGTATCTTTTGCAATACATTAATAAAACTAGTTTTAAATAACCAATCCACATACTTTTGTTCATCTAGTATATAATTAATGAATACAAAGAATAAATTTAAGAATTCAGAATCAAGTTGATCAATAAAAATATCATCTTTAAGAGTTTGAATAATCTGTCGAGTTTCGATTCCAGGGTTTTGGTCAAATCTTGTAGTGTCAAAATTATCTGCGTCAAAACCAAGCCCAAATTCTTCTAGTGCGTAAAGATTTTTCTTAAGTTCAATGGTACCATCTTGAATCCCGACCGTGACCACGGTGTTAGGATATACCTGAATTAAGAACCATTTGCCTTGACCATTGTTATTAATTTTAACAAGATCTTTTGATCTTAGAGTCAAATCATTTAATTGAGCACTAGTTTCAATGATATAAGTTGGTTTGACTGTTCTATCAAACCCTTGAGCATACCAATCTTTATATTGCCAGTATTCACTGGTTGCATAACTTTGTACTCTATTTAAATTCCATTCATTTTGTACTTGATAGTAAGTATAATCGTTTACATCAAATGTTGCACCAGTTGTAATAGTTTGATTTACAGTATACGTGATGCCGTTATAGTTGACGATTGTATTTGTTAAATATCGAGTGTTTGGTTGCCAATTGTCGACTACGCCATCTTTAATATAGATAGTCCATAAATTATCCACAGAACTATCACTCTGGACTAATACCTTGTAGCCCATTGGTAGAATTTCAATATTTACATAACTTAATTCTTCAAGGTTAGCTACTTTTAAATCATAAGCTCCAGAATTAGGAGTTGGTTCAGGCTCACCTTCGCTTAGTCTAGTTAAATCATAACCTTGACTAATAACATTTAAGTCAAAGATAGAATTAACATAGAGAACCATTTCTCGAATAGCTTCATTTCTATTAATGAACATACTTTGTCGAGGCCTGATATCAATGCCATATCTATTTTGCACTGCAAGTGTTGGGTCTGGAACCGGATTACCAAATCTATCAATCCCGCTGGCACTATCTAATAATTTATTGTATATATTATTTGGAATATTTTCAGACTTGTTATTAGTGGCCGATAACAATGCATATTCATTATGAATGATGTTACTGTTTAACAATTTTGCATAATCTAAATGAAATATGATATCCCTGCCCACTGCTTCGTTGACCATATTATAAAGAGCAATCGAATCGTTTCTCACTGCGGCAAAATATTTCACTCCGCTATTTTTAGGAGACTCAATATAACTTGCAACAGTCGTGGTAGGAATAGTTCTTCCAAATTGATTAGTGGACACAGTTGTTTTATTTTTTACCCAGAAATAATATTTCACTGTGGCAAAATTTGTAGCAGGATCTACGTAGGTTAGTGTTACGTATGCACCATTACCGTTGTATTTGGGTTCTCCATCCCCGCCGTTTGCAACATACTGACTAGGGGGGTATAAACTTTCTACCCATTCGTAGACGTCTATGCTACTGCCTGGAAATACTCGTCCCCAGTTTGTGGTTCTGTACTTAATACTACCTTGCTCATAATCAATATACCTAACGGTGCTTAAATCCCACCACAATTGTCCTACTTGTTGGTCAGTCCAATAAAGGTTATTGTTAACACTTACATTGTCGACACTAGCATTGTTGTAGATAGCAGGATCATAATCAATTTTATAAGTAAGTTCCTGCTCAGCTAGGCCAAGAATTTTACCTTTTGCTGGATCAATATAATCTAAGTTATATTGAACTGTTTGTGTTAGTGCATTATAGGTATATGACTTAATAATACCATTAATATCAACAGTAGGTTCTTGACTTCTAAGTACATCCCACCCTAATAGATTTGTTGGGTTAGCAAATTTATAAACTCTTCCACCATTGAATGCTAACTGTTTGTTATTCTTAGATCCAACAATCAACTCATATTTACTAATAGATATAGCACTACCAAATCTATCATTTGTTTTTAATCCATCGTTTGTAGTGGTAGGAGTTAACTGCTGTATGAAAGTAAATATACCAGGAAATTCTATAGTAGATACATTATTTGGCAAATATGAATAAATCCAAACTGCACCGCTGTCATCTACAGGTTCACTGAAGATCGTCAATTCTCCGTCAAACGTCGTAGGACTTGGTGTGTACGTCTTAGAGTTATCAAAAACAGTAGATTGCAATGTTGCTGCAATGTCACTGGCCACCACTAGTATATCACTGTTGTTGTTTACTTTGACAAGTTTTCCAAAGTAATCATATGATTTAGTTGAATTATTATAAATGATATCCACTTCGGGGAAAATATCTAGTCCTAAATCTGAAATTGCCGTTCCTACGCCGGGCAATATATTCAATTTGTCAAATGTAACTTCCGAATCACTGACTAATTTTAATTTATTATTTTCAATACTTGCGGTAACACCTGGAATCTTAGGACCAATAGGTTCACCGAGTGCATTTACATTGTTAATAGCATTAACTACACTTGACAATGATGTGTCGGTGAATTGTACGGCGTAATTATTAATTCTAATAGAATCTCCACTATTTACTATAGCGTTAGCTTTAGTTCCTACTATTTCACCGTATACCTTTCCCTGATTCAGGAATCGATATACTGCCCCGTTATATAAATTGACCTGAGATTGATAAGGAGCCCCTGTATATAAACTACAACTGTTTGTGCATATATCAACACTATAACCAAATTGTTGATCAGTGTATGGCTGCTTTGGTACTATAGTTTGAATTGGATGAAATACATTTGTTTCTATAGTTAATATTTTACTTTGTCCAGGTGGGCTGTAAAATGTTATTAAATTCAGTGTACTGTTACTGACATACCAGTCTATCCCGACAAATTTTTCTATGTTATCAATATATACTCTTGTATAATTGGTAATAGGTGCAATGGCGTCGAATGTAACAGTAAACTCATCTTGAACAATAAAATTATTAATTGATCTGTTCCATAAATGTATTGCACCAGAACCTGTATATGTGGTAATATTACCACTGATATTGGCTGTTACATCTTCTAAAGGGGCACCAATCATGATTTGCGACCCGTCGACGGTAGCACTTAAACTATAACCAAATTGGCTACCTGCATTGCCTGAAATTGTTCCTACTAGATTATAACCTGGCCCTTGGGAAATAATTATTGTTCCTGCAGGCGGCGGTGACGTAAATGTAATAGTCGACGAACTTACAGTATAATCCCTGTGGGGAACATATGTTGCCGACGATCCTTGAACATAAATGGTTTCTGCACTCACTGGGACATATGGCAGAGTAAACGAACTAACTGATCCGTTTGGAGTTAATGTTACTACGTCTTGATCAGGCACAGTGTTATCATACCCATATATGTAAACAATATCGTCATCTGGGGCGCCAATATATAACCAGTTATCATCTGCGCTAATAGCAATACTAGTTCCAAAACTCCCAATGTTACTGCTGGCCGGCGACAGTATTTGTACGTCAGACAATGTTCCGATGTTTTCTCTTTCGTATATAAAAACATAACCGATACCATTACCGCTGGATGGTGCTCCTGTTATTACCTTAGCATTTCCACTTTCGATAACAGACCCCAATCCAACTGTAGCATTTGCGCTGGAAGTAAGAGTCACATCTTCTACTAGAATTCCGTTAAAGTTAATTACATAGTTAGTAATAGCACCAACATTACCATTGTATCCAGGTTGACCGATTACTGCAAAATTATCGTCGCTTGCAAGATTTACTGCTGCACCAAATTGAAAATTATTTTCTAATGTTCCTTTTTGTAATGCTGTAGTTAATTTCCATGGATTTGTTTTATTATAAACTGCCCAATCACTATTAGAATTATAAGAATTTACCCATACTTTATTGTTAACACTCCATCCCAGTCTCGGAGTTAATTCGGTAATACCGAGAGGATTTTCAGTTTTCATACTGATTAATTTATACAACTGGCCAGTCTGGTTAAATGTGCTAAATCCTCTGAGATCACCCGTAAATTCAATTATAAAACTAGTTAATCCAACAATACTTTGAACTTTATAAAATCCAGTAAATTTGTCTACTCCAGTTAATAAAATGGTATCGTTTTTTACTAACCCGTGTGATTTGTTAGTAGTTACCTGAACTCTTGTATTCAGTGCATTGCTTAAACTTATAACATTGGATTCAGAATCTGATACTCTGTACACATTCCAATTTTGTTCATAATCTTTTGCTATCCAGATTGTCGATCCAGCAGTTATATTAGATATGTCTACATTTAATGTAGAAACATTGGTTAAATCAAATAGTGTAAAGTCGATGTCGTCGACGCTAACATAACCCGCAGTTTGAATGTCATCGCTGTAATCGCTATCAATTGTCCTGTTTATTAAAAATGGTGGCGACCATGGAACTACACTAGTTTTATACAGTCCTTGACTATCATTGTAAAGAGAGCTAAACAATACAGAATTATTCGATCGAACTTCTAAGCTAGTGGGATTGCTTAATACGTATCTTTCGTCAAGGACCAATTCTATAGATTGATTTGTTCCAGTACTGCCATAAGATCCAACTCTAAATGCCCAATCTTCGCTGATAGTCACATCGCTTGGACGACCGCTGAAGCTAACTTTACCTAAGGCATTAATAGCATTTAACGTGCCTTTTTCTTTAATGAATCCTTGATAGAATTTAACTTGGCTAGTATCATCTAGACCTAAATCATTTAAATAATTTCTATTTCTATAACCAATTAGCCCCAAAGCGTACTGATCGAATTCGCTTTCCAAATTGACTCTATCAACATTATAAAATGTTTCCCCAATGCCTGCATTTCGAGCAAAGTTGTTTAATAATCCTGTTCTAATTTTATTCTTATCTACAGGCAACCAATCACTGAATTTAAACTCAGTTGACCCTGGCAGATTTTTACTAGCAGTATAATAAAAACTCTTGTATTCAACTAAGTCGCCTTGTAAATAATCTTTATTTTGTCTCCAAGCAGCTACACCTGGTTGGTTGTAAATAAATCCTGATGCAGATAATGTTCCAGTCCACTCCCCTGTTTTAGAACCGATAAGTTTTAAACGATACTGGCGTTGTCCCATTATAGGATCGTATATAATGTCATTGAACTGTGTCTTATTATCAAAAATTAAAACATGTTCGTATTGTACCAAATTAAGGTCCACATATCCTATTAGGTCTGTGGTACTAGTTAATGATAGAGCAAATGTGTTATTATCTCTGGTTACAGTATAATTGTCTGTATTCAAAACTTTATAGTTTTGATTTAACACTTTCGTGCCGTAGAATGTATTATTGATTCCATCCACTACAGCGGTGTTATTGAATAATTTTAAATTATTAGACGCAGGACTTAATACAATAACACTGTTATTTGTCCATCCTTGCTGTACCCAGAATAAAAATTCTTTAGTGCTTAATTGCCAATTTTTAATTTGGGCCAGTGTTTCGTCATAGTACTCAAATTTAAAACCTTGCAATTGCAAATACTGTTCGTATCCACTTATAAAGTTTGCAACTTGTTGTAAGGTAGTTAGTTCAGTACCGTATGGTATATTAATTTTAAAATTCGTAAATTCATTGAAGTACTTTACAGTTTGCCCTTCTGATGTAACTAGTAGATAATCGCCAGTCTGCGAAGGTGGAACAATTGTAAAATACGGCCTTGCGCTATCATATCCAGAAATAGTAAAGCCGTTGCCAGTTTTTTCTATGATCACAGCACTATACCTAGAATTAAAAACAGGAGTAGACTTGTTTAATATTAACGCATAGTTATCATCTGGAATAATAATAGTTTCATTAGTGCTGTTTGGACTATTTTGTTCAGCTAATATTTTTAAATAATTTTTGCCGCTGAACCCTGCCATTCTATAAGACAATTGAATAGAATAGTCTCTAACAAAATTTAACAATGGAGTTTTGTTTGTTGCTCCACGAGTTACTTGATAATCACTGATCCAATTTAAATACCCTGAAGATCTGGATATATCCCCTGAAGAGTTCACATACCCATTAACGTCGATATCTTCCTGTGTAATTCTGTTATTTGTCCCTGTTATCAAATATTGATCTAAATCAGGGTTGTATCGATATTTGTTTGTTGTAATACCGTATGCAAAATATTTTCCAGGATTAATTATTGCAGCAGTATATTGCACTGCAAACGGATATTCACTGCTATTTCTCCAAGCAGTTTCAACTGGACTGAACTGTCCCATATTCCAATTGTCATTGAACTGAGTGGAATCATACTTATTAGTTAAAAGACCGATAGGTGGCAACAATTGTCCGTTTTCATTTACTGGAATAAATTTACTTAGGCCTGGTCTCGCAAATTTTTGGTCGGTACCAACCCTAGGCCCGGCCGCAATATATCCGGCTTCTAAATCGTCCCATAAAATTTTATTACCCGAGGTATAAGGAGCAGGACCGTAAGTAGATCTCCACCAGTCTGGTTCTTCACTGAATCCCAGCATTTCCCAAGGTGAAGTATTGGGGCGTTGAGTATCATAAAAATACTGAAAACATGCACGCCAAGAACCAGGTAGAATTTGACCATCAACAATGTCTAACGCAGTACTGTAATTATAACTAAAAGGTGCATCATTTTGATACGTAGTATTCTCTACATAATTTAAATTATTAACACTGGCCCATTGCAGATAAAAGCGAGATAATAAATTATTATACTGGGATATCGTAAATCCAGTATCTCTAAATTTGCCCGGAATAGAATCGTAAGGAGATACTAATTTATTGCTATATTGAACTTTAATATTGTTGTATATACGCTTTTCTAATTCTAAAACAATGTTATCTCTAAAATCACCGAAGCTAGGCGTTAGACTACCGTCATGACCTCTGATCATAAGTTGAGGTTCTGTATATGTTATGTCAGTATAAATTGCTGGTGTAAATTTTGGATAAAGTCCTAATTTTGAAGGTGTTTCAGGAATCCAATTACCGTCTGTGTCTTGATATTCAACAATAGTAAGAGTGTTACCAACTGCTAATGTTATATTGTTTTTAATACCGACACCAGGGCCTGTTACTAAAAATTCATAATCACGTCCGTATAATAGTTGACTGCCGTTCAAATAAATTAAAATAGACTTGTTGCTTAATGTTTCATTTGAAAAGATAGTTGTAATTTCATAATTACGTTGTTGCGGATTAAAAATGTTGTATGTGATTACATTTTTATTATCTCCGTACGGTACCATGTCACTGTAGTACCATGGAAAAGTTTTATCTTTAACTGAATTTATTTGTTTAATAATGTAGTCTACTGCTCCAACAGGATCACTAGGGTTAATCTGATTGCTGTTACTAGCAATGTTTATAAACTTATTTTTAAATCTTGTATATTCTTGTTGAGCATTAATTAATCCAGATGCAAAATTATACTTTTCATCGCTTAAGAACATGGCAGCAAAGCTAACTGGTGCGCTTTGCTGCAACATAGTACCAGACTGATTTTCGATGTACAAATCTCTAAGATTACTCACCCCAGGATAATTTCCAACAAAATATAAACTATTTCTACTCAATGAACCTATGTGGTTACGTAGTTCTCCCAATGTTGGACTTGCTAGCGTCCTATTCTGTGCATTTAAATTTAAATTATCGGGTATTTGATAAAATCCAAGATTGCTGGTATTTTTACTGTAGACAAGAATATCAATTCTATCATTTATTTGTAGTTTATTTCTTTTTATAACAATTAAAATGCCATCTGGTACAGTATATGCCAAATAATCGTTAATTGATATTTCTTTAAAATTGACATAGACCAACAAGTTAGGTTTAACAGTTGCCACTTCTGGAGTGACGTCGATTTTGAATGTGTTATCTATACCATCATACGTAAATGGTATATCTTGCATTTGTCTAGTGTTAGTATTAACATTAGTCCATACATTAAGTTTGGTAATACTAGCATCTGCATTGTTTTTATACAGCAAACCTGAATCTATTTTTTTAGTATACACAACTTTGTCGATTCCGTAACTGAACGACTCGACATCGAAATTATTTTCGAACTGTATATCACCAATATTATTAAAATTTTTATAGCTTAAAGGAAACCCAAGCACCGGGTCAGGTGTACCGGTACCAAGTTTATAACTAAAAATCTTTGTGCCCAAAAATTGAGTAGCCGAGTTAATAACTGGATATTTTATTTGATTAGAAAAACTAATTCCGTCAGTGTCAAATACATCAAATAACGGTGGTTGATTTATGCTAGTTTTACTCTGACCTTCGACCCAACTGTCACCTAGAAAGTAAAAACTTTTACCGTTATTAACTACACCATTAAAAACACTGACCGTATTAAATTCTTCTATTACGTCCACTTGAATTAAATGAATTATGTCTGAGCCTAACGGGTTACCAGATACATTTTCCAGCGTCACTTCCCAAATTTTATTTCTTACAAATGGATCTTGATCAGCAGCAAAGATTACACGCATTCCTTGCACTAGATTAATACCGTCCACGAAAATAGAAGTTTTACCTTCAATTGATAAAAATGCATTTGTGTAGACTGTATCAAATATATCAACCGGCGGCTTGGCTGTTTTTCCAAAATTAATTAACTGTAAATCTGCATCAAATTCAATTATGGGCCTTTTCGCTCGCTGTTCTGAATCAAAAATTTGCGGAGTATTATTGTATAAACTAGTTAATTCAATAATGTCTTTATGAAACCAACGATTTCTTCTGGTCCACGGATTAAGATCCCTACTAGCTCTACTGATTACAATATAGTCAGGCGTAGACAAACTGGTATTGGTGTCTATGCTTGTACTTCCATAAAATGCTCTGCCAATTATATAAGGATAAATTGGAGATCCGTTGCTGGCCTGTGTTGTAAAATATGCATAAGTTCCATTTGGAAATTCTGGTGTTACACAAAAGCGGCCATTATACTGATCCAATGTGCCACTGCCTTCTACATAAGAATAATCTTCGATGAAGGCTCCTGCTAAAAATTCAAATGTTAAAGTTGTACCAGCTGTTAATGTAACATTGCTGCTTAATTGCACTTGGCTGGCTGTGCCCGAGAACGGCGACAATCCTGTTGCTGTTTTTAGACCGTTATTGATAATCCATACACTGCCAGACTCAAGCCCACCAGAGTTAACTGTTACTCTCATGCCAGGATTTAATCCATTCGTACTAGATACAGTAATTAAATTATTGTTGATTACATCAGCAGTGATAGTTACAGTTTGTGGCACGGGCCGAAATAGACCGTCATTGGTAGATTCGTATGAACTCACCATGCGAATAATAGAACTGCCGGCGTTTATTGGATTTGAATACCCAAACGGTCCGTAAATAGGATATCCGTCTGCCGCGAATCCTATAAGTTTACTATGATTTGTTGTAGGATCTAAATACCCATTAGTAAAGCCCGATACATTTCCCCATGCATTGGCTGTAATAAAATTAGAATTTGTATAAACATAGCGACCATTTTCCAATGGATAACCGCCGTAGCTGTCTTGCCCATTTATTAGCACCTGAGTAGTATCATAATTCCATTTACTGCCGTCTAATCCAGGAACCGAAGCACCATTGCTTACACCATTGATAAGAATTCCTGGTAATGTGACCCCGATTACGTCAGACGAGTATGTAAGATTGTCGTGTTCTCCAGGATCATTCAGTCCGGGTCTATACGGATATTTCAATTTGAGATCTTGAGCGACGATATAATTTGTATTAACACTGTTAGGAAAAGTGCCAACTTTTACGTTCACACCGTCAGGGAAATTAGTTGTGGTTATAGTAAGTTGATCTTCTGCCAAATTAAGATTAGCAGTTGCATACAATACAAATTTGTTGCCAGGGTCATAATTCGATTTTGCTTGTGCTTGGTTAACTACTAAATCTGACACTGGAATTAATCGAATTCCTGTTCCTACTCCGTCAACATAATATTCTTTATTTTGATAAGATGCAGGCGTAACGCTGTTGTCGAAATTAATTTTTAGTCCGTTGGTAAAAACAATACCATTGGGGCTAATATAATTTGTTTTACCAATTACTTCTTCATCTATGTTAATGATATTATTATTAGAATCTATAAGCCTGATCGTACCAACTTGATTTGCATCCGATCCATCTTGATAATACAATGTATTCAAAGGAGCAGTAATTACTGGTATCTGTTCTAATTTATTTTCAGAATTTGTATACCATTCCGTATTACCATAACTAATGCCTGACAGGACTAACACTTTATTTTCATTAGGTATAGGTAAGTAATAAACTAGATTAATTACGAAATCTGCTCCTGCAGGTGTTAATACAATCTCCCAAATTCCATATCGTTGCCCGATTGGTACTGCGGTTGAGTTAGCGACCCAATCAGAGTCTGAATTAAATGTAGGAAAAATTAAATATTTTCCGTTTAAATTTGCAACTTGGCCGTCAATGCCGCTGTAATTATTTTTAATGTCAGACAACAGTTTGCCTTGTAAATTAGCATAGCTTATTGTGCTTACTAAATCTACTGTTTGCACTGTTGGCATAGTAATATAGAAATCTTGTGCTGTTGGGTCTGGAACAAAGAAAGTTATAGTGCCAACATCTGTTCCGTTATTTTGTACACCCAACACTTGCCTTGTACTTAAATTAGTTTGAGGACTTAGTCCGCTTAATCCTGGATTTGTTTGGATCCAAAAAGGCTTGCCAGGTTGATTAACTTTAAATGTGTAATTTCCTCCGCGGGCCAATACAATATCGGGATTAGGCGCAGTGTTATATCCACTTACATTATAGACTTGTAGACCATTTTCGGCATAGATATTAAATGTACGTAACATATCTGCTTCGCCTGCAAATACATCAACTGATTCTGGACCATTTGGTAGCCAATAGTATTGACTAAAGTTAATAAATGCATCAGCATTTATTCTTGGATTATAACTGTAAAAATCACTTTCCCACAGATTGTCTTGATTACTAATCTTTCCGCCGTAAAAATCTATTTTTTGTAAAACTTCAGGATAGGTAGTATGAAAATCCACTTCCCCTGTTTCTTTATTTTTTACGACTATACTGGGCTCAAGTTGATAGTCTGCACGAAGTGCAGTAGGCTCTTTAACATACGTGTTGATTCCTTTGAACCCGGGCGCAAATTTTCTTCCAACATAACCATTAATGGGAACCAAATTTGGTTCTGTCATTAGTTGGTCAAGAGTAGCGTTTAAAAACCGCTTGTTGGTATCAGACTGGAATACCGCTGGAAGAAAATTTATTGTTTTAGTAATTGGCATCTTTAAGATTAATTAATTATAGTATTTACCGTTAAATTTTGTATGTTTAATTGTGCTGCGGTAATAGCACTAATAATTTCAATATTTTCTACTGTGGCACAGCTTATTAAAATTTCGTTAGGTTCGCTGTTGATCTGTTGTAATGATCCATATGTTTGACTAGTACTGTTGGGCACAATAATAATACTACTGATGTTTGGCGCTAGACCTTGTTGGATATATGTTGCCAATTCAGTGAAATAAAATGTTTCTCCAAAATCCCAGTTACCCACTGCAAAAAATGCATTGATATACGCAAGTACTTGGCTTCGGATTTCGCTGTCAGTTAAGTTAATATTTGAATTTTTAATAATTTTAAATGTAGCTTGAAGTTCAGGTCTGGCTTTATTGCCAAACAAAGGTTTAAACTCTGCTGCATTATAAATGATAGCATCGCTGACCGATTTATAATTTTCTAAATCTCCGAATGCTAATTTTAGGCTTTCTCCTGTTTCTTTTTCAGGTTCCTGAACTGTTCCAGTAGTATCCAATACCCATGCTCGATATTCTGTTTCATATTCTTTAGTTAGCACATACAAATCTATTAGATTACTTGGGCTTGGATCTATTCTTCTACTGCCAGGTGCATTATGTTTATATTGAAAATACAATGATGATCGACCAACTCTTGCAATATAATCATTGCTTTCAGTTAACGATCTTGTAGTAAGATCGATGGTTAAAACATAAAAAGTTTCTTCTTCGTATGCATAAAAAATCTGTCCTTCGATATAATTGTTAATATTTGGAATAACCTCAAGTCGATTTCCAACAATCACAACTGCGGACGAAGGAATAGGTGTGAACGTTACAAAGCTATTATACCCATAAGTTTTTTCAAAGAAAACAAACTTAGTAGGAGGATCATTGTTTACATCCGGCTGCACTACGGTATTGAAAATATCCGGATCATCTGGAACTCCGTCATTGTTTATATCACTATACGTAACCAACACTTTACTAGCATCCACATACCCATCTGATTCTGCAATCTGATCGTATATATACCAGAGTACATTTTCTGTTAGTGGTTGACCAGTGTCGGGATCTCCATTAACTTTTAAAATATTTACACTATCGTTAACTGTAAACCCAGTTATTGGATCAAAAATCTTTATTCTATTATCAAAATAAAATTTTGTTTCTTGTGTGCTTTCAAAAATATAACTTAATCCCCTAATTTGCACTGTATAAATCGAATTTGAAACAGTGAAGCTCAATAGCCAACTTGCATCCAAATTTTGACCGCTAGTTGAACCTTGATAGATTTGACTAAACGGATCAGTCAAATTTAAATCTTGGGCACTAATAGTTTGCCAAGTTTGAGTGTTTTGATCATATCTGATACCAAATTCACTGTAGTTACTAATTAATCCTATAAGTTTAGAAACAAACTCTGTTGTAAAAGTATTACTAAATGTAGGTATTACAGTAATAGCTTGGGCATTGGACGGTAAATTTAAACTTAATTTAACTGGGCCTTCGCCATTACTTAAATTGCCTTGATTACCGTTGCCCACTAAATTTGTAATAGAAACATAAAGTAAAGGTTGTCCGTTTTGCGGTACTTGACCACTAGAAGGTAATGCTACTATTTCGTTGGCAGAGTTAAAATAATTGCCAGGACCAGGACTGAATACAATAATACAGCCTTCGGTCAAATATCTATTATTTCCCACCACACCTGTCCCTACAGCAACTTTATTTCCTGAAGACGGAAAATCTAAGAAATATCCAGTACTACTGCCAGATCCTGCGGTGCTTCTATTCCAATATAAGTTAGTCAGAGAGAATCTATTAAAATATTCATAATAAAAATGTTGCAGTGACTTACTTCTTATGCTAGGCAAAATTTGATTTTCGATGATTCTATTAATATCTGCTGTTGTTCCAAATGTAAAACTAAAACTAGAATCAGCATCTTCTTTATATAAAATTCCGTCTTCTGAGAAAATATTAGTGCTGCTGTACCTGCCACTGGTATCAAATATATCTAAGTATCTACTAATTCCGCTGCTAGTTCGATTAACAGCTTTTACTTTACTGATTGTGCTATAGTTTGCATAAGGGAAAGTATTATAATCTTCCCCAGTGACCATACGATTTTGTGTATAGTATAATTGTGGTGCTTTGGTTTTAATTTCAGTGATGCTTTCCCTAGGAATAGCATTGGCCACTGTATATTTTAGACTGGCAACAATGGTTAATGTTTCCAATCTACCTGCACGACTAATATAAGGTATAGTCAGACGAATATTTGTCATTTCGTCTGGTGTAATTTTATAACTTAATCCAGTACTAGTTCTAAAATAAGTTATGAAACTGCCCACAGGGATAGCAGCAAAAGTTCCATCGCCGAATACTAAATCAATTTGATCTCCTGCCCTGGTGTTAACTTGATAACTTTTTTGTGCTGCATTATTATTATAGATAATATTGACCCCGTTAACACTGGGAATTTGATTCCATGCTTGCCCTATGTTACCCAAACTGCCAATTTCGTATAACCACACATCTGAATTATTAATGTTATCAAAATTGATACTGGCTAAATTATTAGGTAAGCTTTCAGGAAACCGGAATGTCTGTGTTTGCAAGTTTCCTTGTTTAAAATAAAAGAAAAATCCTGTGTTGTTGCTGGCATTACCTAAATTATCATTTTTGTAAATTACGTTAAGCGGGCGGCCTGGAGCCGGGGCTGCTTCATAAATGTAACTCTCGTCTACACTGGTGCCGCTGACTACTTCAAAATTTAAAGCTGCATTTTCAATTTGAGTGTTATATCCAAAAACTGGTAATGTTCCAGGTGGTAAGTTTATATTGTACTCTGCGTTTAATACTCCAGCAATAGTCTTGCTATTACTGGGTTTACCAACTTGCTGATTGGTTGGCAAGGCTGCGTTAATTATTGTAATAAATTGTTCGTACCAATTAACGTTTCCGTTATCGTTCCAATTTACAATAAGATTAGTAAGGTCGATGCCGTTGCTGTCTTGTAATCTTTCAGTGGTTTGTACACTATCGAATTTTATAAAACCATTGGCCGTTTGGTTACGTTTAGGTACATAGCTAATTAATTTAGCTAGTTTTAAAACACTGTCTCTACGTTCTGCTGTATCAATAAAATTTTCACGGGCATTTAAATCTGTGCGAAATGCAAGACTTTGCCCTAAAAATGCGATAAGGTCAATTAATGCTATGTATTCACTGGATTCGATAAAATCGTTAAAATTTTCTGGATAGTATATGCGTAGATAATCCAACATTGTTTTACGCAAAGTTTGAAAATCATAACTCTGGAAATCCGCGTTTCTGAAAGTTTCGTAAAGAATAGTCCAGTCTTGATTGACTAAAAGACTACTTTGTCTGGTTGTAAGTGCCATGCCTGTCCTCGTTTTATGTATTTATTGAGAACAAAATATGGTATTTTAAAGCATTGAATTATTTTGAATCATTTGCTGATCAAACTGCACAGCCAATTTAGCAGTCTGATTTGTTTGGATATAAATCAGATCTAATTCTATTTGTAATCCTCTGTCATACTGAGTTACAATCACATTCTGGGCTGCAATCCTTGGATCGTTTGCAACAATACGTTTTATGTCCTGTATTATTGTAGTTTTACTTTCTTCATTTAGGGGTTCGAATAGCATATCCCATATTATAGTACCAAATTCGGGATTCATTAACTTTTCGCCTTTGCGAATGTTAAAATGATTTTGTAGATCTCGTTTGACTAATTCAAAATCAGTCAATCGAAATCTCTTGTTACTTTCTAATGTGCTGAATCCGTTGTATAATACCATAACTATATTTACCCTGTGCTAGTTATATTAGAGCTTTCAACACTAGCTTGTATAACGGGAACCTGTGTTTGACTGTATTTTCCTTGATTATAAAAAGCAGAAGCAGTTCTGCCATTATCGTCGGCTGTAGGTTGCCCTGTTTTATACCAGTTAGTTGCAGCAGCAGATCCGACTAAATGGGCAGCACTAACAATGCCTGCAACATCGTCTACGGAGCTGTTTGCTGCGATAATACCATTTTTTTGTAATCTTGCATAGTTCTCTTTAGTATAGTTATACATTGCCTTTTCTTGAATGGTTCCATTTTCTCTGAATGAATCCGAGCTCGAAATACCATCTTTTCCAGTCCAATTGTTGGGATTATTCAATGCTTCTGCTGTCTGCGGCGTTCCGGCCTTAATATATCCTAACTCTTGCAGTGCAAGAGACCCCAATTGATACTTGCCTTGATACCCTGCGTCATTTTGTGCTTGATAAGACCCGCCGCTTTCACTGTGTCCAATTTGTGCCATAACAGCTCTGAGTTGATTTTTATCTAATACGCCCATACTATCAATGGGCTCGGGCTGAGCAATAAAAATTCCAGCTGGTGCTGCTCCTGTTAAGTTTTCAGTAGCTGCTTGAGTTGGCCCTACATCAGTGATGTCGGTTGGAGGATTAATAGGATCTCCCAAAACATCTTTTGGCAAGCTAGCCACTGTTTCTCTTTGACTCTGAAATACTGCTGCTGCATCACCTCTGATGTATGGTTCGTGAGTTGGTACTTTATAATTTGTAGAAATTAAAGAATTTTGTTGCGCGAACCAAATACCTGGATTAGCAACTTTAGCATCGGGTAATTGATATAAGTTTATCCTACTGGGCGGATTTATTTCTGCGCCACCACCACCACCATTTAATGCTATCGCAGCACCGTTGACTGCAATAGAGCCACCTGCTCGTATACCCATAGATTGTTGGGCAACTAAAGACAATCCAGAGCCGCTTCTTAGTTGTGCTTGTTTACCATAAAGATTTAATGCAGTTTCTGCACTAGCTTGGACTAATTGTCCTGCCATTTTAACACTGCCCACTGCTTGCATATTAATATTACGACCTGCAAAGAAGCTAATATTACTATCACTGTGCATCATAATATTACCCTGAGTACGTAAAGCAAAATCTTTTGCACCGTAGACTAAAATGTCTCCTTCTTTGGTAAGTTCTATCCATGCAGTTCCGTTAGAATTTGCAACATATATAAAACCTTCAGTGTCGTTTAACATTATCTGATGGCCCATTGCTGTTTTTAATCTTACCAAATTATCTTTACCTAATAGATCCCCGTCGTCCATGACAAGACTATGGCCGCCCACTCTTGTTGTAACATTGTATGTCGCGGGATTAAATTCCCCTGACACCAATTTTTGTGCGATATTAGGATCTGTTGCTGGATCTTGATTGCCAAAAGGTCTGCCAGGTGTACTAAATCCAAATACTGTACTCACTGGATCGCGTTGACTACTGCTACTAATAGCTCCACGAACATTATCACTATCTAGTCCCTGTACAATCAATCTAATTGTTTGCGGAATATGTAGTGGTTTTTGTAAGTTAGGAAGAAAACTTGATTTGCCGTAAACATCTGCACTTTCCACTGTTTCTGCTACAGGATAAAATTTTCCCGGTAATAAGTAAGGGCCTAGTCCTGATTCAGAAATGCTTTCTTGAGAAATATAACTAAGTTCTACTGAACCAATTGCCGGAGTCATATTTCTTGTAATCGAAGAATTCACGCACGCAAACCAATACCCTTCTTGGCTTCCTGGAACAAAACAACACAAGACTTCTGTTCCAATATCCGGCGGACTCATATAAAATCCGTAACTCTGGGTCGAATCTGCAAAAGTATTTTGATTTGACTTAGGTTGTGTGTATTCTCCTAATCTACTAGATGTGCTGCCCAAAAAAGGGCTGGCATATGATACTAGTTTCCACGCCGACGCAAGATCGGGATTTGCGCCGCCAAACTGTGGTATAAACACTTGCAGTCTCCCTGACCTGGTGTTAGTGTCGATGGCTTTTACTTTTCCGATATATATTCCGCTGGGTTGCGGAATATCAATTTTTGTAGTATCGATGAATGTAGGGTGTTTTGTACCTAAGTATGGTTGATTGTATGACATAATTTAAATGAAATTAGTAAAGTCGCCGAATTCTAAATCGCCCAAACTTGCAAATGCTGCGGTCACATCAACATCTGTCACTCCAACATCCAAACTAATAAAATCGTTGATTGCAATTTGTTCCGCTGCGCTGGCCAATCCTGCGTATTGAAAATCTCCAATGGAATCAAAACTAGTATTGTAGTCTGTGCCTAATGCGCCTAAAGCCGTCGGACTCTTAAGCGCATCACTAATTCCAGTTGTTATTTTATCTACTGCAATATTTAATCCTCGGCCAACAACGTTATTAATTAAAGATCCTGCTACTTGTGCGCCCAGTGCTTGAAGGAAGCTTCCACCTTGACCGTTAGCCAAAGCAGCAGCTCCTGCTACTGCAAGATTTACTGCTGCTGAAGAATTAATAGCTGGAATTAAAGAAGAAATATTAGTTCTCGGACCTGCAAATCTGATTGCTGTGTTCACTGTCGGAGTTAGCGCATTTGACAATGCAGTTTCTGTTCTTTGTGCAGCGGAAGAAGGAACCAATGGCTTTCCTTCTTGATCATACAATAGTTTTGCTAAAGTTAGTGATTGTTCAAATTTTCCATTAGAAAAAGAATTGTCAACAGTAATTATTTTATAAACTCCGCTAAATTCGCTGTATCTATATCTACTAGATGCTACGTCTGCTATACCTTTAATTTCGTCATAGTCCACTGGACTTTGAAAATTTACAAATACATATAGCTCTCCGCCGTCCATGTATAAACTACTACCCGAACTGTTATTTAAAAATTGACCTGATGGAGCCCCCAATCCTTGTCCCATGAATAAATCATCTTGTTTAATAAATTGCGGATCTCCTACAATTTTTAAATTTAATGTTATCATGTCTCCTTTGGCCCCTAGCATCAAAGATCTCTGCAGATCTCCTGCGTCTGCAGATGCCTGTGGTAGTCCACCAGCTCTCATAGTTGTCGCAACATTGTCGCTGACTAGTGCTATAGAAGTTGGTGCAACATTCTCTTGTGGTCTTTCTTCAGTATTGGGATTAGGATAAGCATCAGCATTGGGTCTAATGGGAGTTCCTGTTTGTGATTGTGTGCTTTTTGTACGATTTGTGGACATCTCTACTAGATATAAAGTGTTAAAATCTATTTGTAAATCGATTACGTCTTTATTTTTTCCTGTAAAAATATAATCATATTTTTTTACAAATCCAGGCACACGACCTTTGGGATAAAATGGGTGTTTAGCAGATAAGTTATATGGCTTTACATAAAATACAATGTCCATACCATATCTGTTTTGTGTTGGATCATACTCTCTAATAGAGATACTAGGAATAATTCTAAACCATCGTAGCCACGTGATGGTATTAGGGTTTCCACCTGACAGAATACTGTCCCGTTGTTGTTGTGTTATTGTTGGGTCTTTTAACTGTTCACTTATATATGCACTGTTTCTAACTGCCCAATCAATCATTCT